GGTATTATTGATTTTTCCTGGCTGTCATTTTTTCGTGGCAGGACAGCCACGCGATCCAGGCGATCCATTTGGCGTCCGCTTCGGTGACGCAAGGGCAGGCGCGCTGGACGCCGGTTCTTGCCTTCCCATTATTCCACCAGCGGTCAAAATCCACTTCGAGGGCTTCGAGTTGTTCGGTGTTGGGGGTCATGCTAATTTCACTTTAATGTCTTGGCGGTCCCGCCATAACACAACGAATAAGTAGTATGATCCCTATGGCGAGAGCTAAAACAAATAAGAACAGTCCCAAACCAATCAAGATTTCTTTCATACGTTCATTTCCTCCAGGGTTGATTCTGGCAGCGCGTCGATTGGGGGTGGGGTGGGGGTCATGCGATCGAGTAAACCTTTATTTGGATCGCCTTGGGGTATCGTTTTTTCAAAACTGCGGCTCTCAACTCCAAGTCTTCGGGTAGCTCAACGTTGTGTTCGGTGATCCAATCGTCCCGGGTTTTGTCGCGGTCCCCTTCGGGAGTGTAGGCGATGGCCATGAGGCATTGGACGGTGGATTTCATGGCTTGATCCGGTACTTCATAATTTTACGGCCATAGTCGCGTTCCTGGTTTTTCTGGAACACGAAGAAGCGCGCGCCTTTCTTTGGACGATCGCAGTACTTTGTCCATTTTCGATCGGAGGAAGGACAGAAGCGCCAATTTCGCACGGTCCTCCATTCTACAACAACGTGTCCCGCCTTCATGGATCATGCACGGGGCAGCCCTTGGTGGTAACTCGTTGTTCTCCGTATTTTTTTCCGGGAATGTTCCACCACTTTCGAAAGTGCCACGTTGGGGACGTTGGCGTACTCTCAAACGGATTTTCATGGCGGAAATAAATCCGCCGGGCACTCGCAATGGTCACTCTGAGGAAAGGGATCACAGCGATCCATTCTCCCGGAATTCCCGGTAAGCCTTGGCGACTCCAGTGGGTTCTGGGAAGGGCGCGGGCGGCGGGGCGTCCCCTTGGAATGGACGGCCATCGGCGCGGAGTCCACGCCGTTTGAATTCCGCGCGTTTAGTCTGCGTGCGACGAAGGTTTCTGAGTGCGCGCTCTTCTGGAAGGACGGTGAGGGGGAGACTCATTTACTGCGCGTCCTCCTTCGGCGCCGGCAGTGCTTTGAAGTGTGTACCTCTGAGGTATTCGTAATACGTCTCCTGACCGTTCCAAATGTATGCCAGGAACACTTGCAGAATATCGGCTTGCTTCAATTTTATCAGGCTCATTTGAATCTGCACCCAATCCTGCATGATCTTCCAGGCGGTGCGGGATGCCTGATCTTTGAAGTCGTCCTTGACCTTCCTCGGGCGGATGGCTGACGTGCAGTAATCGCGCCACAGAAACTCGTGAACGGCCTCTGTATTTGCCGGGAGTTTAATCAGCCGTTTGTGGCCCTTGTCGTCGGGCACTTCAAAGATGATGGATGCGACGATACCGTTTTTTATTTCCTTGGATATGCCAGTGGCGCCGCAGTCCATGAGGTAGGTTTCGATGTAGGAGATCGTCGTCATTGCCGGGACGGATGACGTGTAGTTTTTGAGATTCATTTGAATTCCTCCACGGTTGTCTGACACGCTTTTCGGGCTAGTCCTCTCGCCGGCCGGGGCAGCCGGTTCCACCAGCGTTTAGTTTCTCGGCGGGGTTTTGACATTGCGCGTGAAAACGCGCGGAGCAGGTGTGCGGTTTTTTGGTTCATGGTTTTTTAGGTCCAACCATAATACTGGCAGGAGTTGGCATTTGGAACGGTCCTCCTCCAGTGTAGCGCCAGAGGTGCAGGCAGCCCGGGTGAAAATTCACATACTGACTTTTGGCTGGATGAAATTGAACCACCCAATCTTCATCTTCCCAAAATAGTTCCTTCACTTTACACATGATGCTCCAGTTTGGTGTCTTCGATTCGTATTCGACGCTGACAGAGCCATGCTGCCAGCCTCCGCCGTCCGACGCGAGACAGCGAACCAAGCGACCGTCAATCGTCATTCGGAAAAGACCGTTGAATCCATCAGCTTCCGTTGTGGCGTATCGACCGGGAATAATTGAATCATTTTTTGTGAGTCGTCTTGAATTGAGAAATGTCCAGTCGCTCATAGGTGTTTAGGGTAGGACGGTAAGAAAGGACCATCCAATCAGCACGATCGCGCCGACGAAAAGTAAAAAATAAAGCGTCTCTTTCCACCACTCTCGCCAAGCAAGGATTGTGAAAACGGCGGCGGTTGCGATCAGTAGTTCGATTAAACCGAGAACCATTGATACCACCGTCCAGGCAATTATTATTTTCATTTCTCAAAATCTCCCAGCTTCACGACTTTGTTTTGGATGGCCCAATGGGTGAGGGCCACCGTTCCCCTGAATCCGAGCCGGTCGTAAATGCGGGTCATCCTCTGGCCAACTCCGGATGGACTCATGCCAAATTGGTTTCCGATGCTTTTGAAGTCCCTGTTGCGGGCGACCTGGGCGGCGACTTCAAGTTGGTCCGGTGTCAGTTTTTCACGTTCAGAATTCATTGTGATGACTTTGATATATTTCCTCACGAAAGTTGTCAAGAACTTTTATCGATTTTAATTTACGGTGTGACCTGGGACTTTTTTCTTGCCAAGGCAAATGGGAGGATTCAGGGTTTCTCCCGACCTTGGATTTTTTATGACGTACCCCGAAAAGCTCCGTGACCCGCGATGGCAAAAAAAGAGGCTGGAAATTCTTCAACGTGATGGCTGGAAATGCGTGATCTGCCACGCCGCCGACAAAGAGCTTCAGGTTCACCACGCCGTCTATCGCCGGTTGGATCCCTGGGCATATCCTGATTACTGCTACCAGTCACTTTGCAGGGATTGCCACCAAACACGCGGAGAGTTGACCGACAAGGCGGTGGATGCCTTTCGGCTGGCGATGAAGGACATCCCGACCGAACGGCTGGCTCAGGCGGCACAACGCATGATGGGTCACGCCATGCAAACGATGGAGGTTGGATGAACATCTCCGAAGAATTCCGCGCGGCGATGATCCAGGCCGGTCTGCCTTGCGACTGTGAACTTCCCCCCGACGGAGTGTTCCGACGGTTCACACCGCCAGGAGACAAGGACGACAACGGTTGGTTTGTACTTCACGGTGATGGAGTGATCCCGGCGGGGAGGTTTGGCTCGTGGAAGCGCGGCATCGACGAAAAATGGCGTCTGGCTGGAGCCAAGATGGACCCCAAGGAACTCGCAGCCTGCCAGGCGCGGTGGAGGCAGGACGAAATTCAGAGAGCAAAAGACGAGACGGAGCGGCACGGACGAATGGCTGAAAAGGCAGCGGCCTACGTGGTGTCTCTGTCGGAAGCCTCTGACGATCATTTTTACCTCCGGACCAAGCAGGTGAAACCTCTGGGTGGAATCCGTCAAAATACGGACGGCGAGTTGGTGCTACCGCTTGCCGACGCTGCCGGCAAGGTCTGGAGTTATCAGACGATCGACACCATTGGAGACAAGCTGTTCATGCCCGGCGGCCGGGTCCAGGGCTGTTTCTTCACAGTCAGCGAGCGCAACGATGGGCCCCTGGTGATTTGTGAGGGGTATGCCACCGGGGCTTCGATTGCCGAGTCCACGGGCTGGGCGGTGGTTTGCGCGATGAACTGTGGGAATTTGATGAAGGTTGGCCAGGATTTGCGCAAGCTGATGCCGTCGCGCCCGATTGTTTTTGGCGCTGATAATGACAGGTTTACCAGTGTTTCTGGAGAGGTTAAAAACCCCGGCAAGGAGGCTGCCGAGGCTGCGGCAAAAGCCATCAAAGGAATTGCGGTTGTTGCTGAATTTGCAGATGAGGACTTGCGGGGCACTGATTTCAACGATCTTTTTACGACCTCCGGGCCGATGGAAGTTCGCCGTCAATTTGAGGCTGGATGTCCATTTAAGCTCTCCTTTATGACCTATGAGGCCGTGCGGTCTTTGAATCTTCCAAAAGAGTATATTTTGTTGGGGGATCATGTGCTTGCTCTGGGTGGTTTGGCTGCATTTCTTGCGCCGGGCGGCGTGGGCAAATCCACACTGATCCAGCAGTTGGTCGCCGCCTGTTGCGCCGGCCATGAGAAGTTTCTTGCCTGGGACATCAACCCTTTCGCCCACACAGTCCGCTGGATGATCATTCAGGCAGAGAACAGCGCACAACGGATGAAGCAGGAAGCCGAGAGGTTGAAGGCATGGCTCTCCCCCGAAGGCTGGCTTTTGTTCACGCAAAAAGCACTGGTGCTAAATCAGCTTCAGGAAGCCGACTCTTTCCTGGATCTGGACAATCCGGAAGCCGCATTGAGAATTCGCCAGGCCATTGACCTCTTCGCCCCCGATGTTGTGATCTTCGACGCCCTCTACAATTTCAGTCTTCGGGAACTCTCCAAGGGGGCGGAGATGCTGGCGGCCATTTCCAACTGCACCCGACTGGCCAAATGGAGCAACCCCAATAGAACACCAATCATTATGCACCATGCGCTGACGGGCTCGGGGGGCGCCGCCCGCGCTGTTGGATTTGAACGGGCCACCTACGGCCGGGATTCAAAAATACTCCACCAACTCGCCCGTTCGGTCGTCAATATGACGGCTGTCTCCGAGGATAATAATGACAAATTACTGGTGACTTGTGGAAAATGCTCCGATGGTGTTGAATTCAGGCCATTCATCATCCGTAGAAATGAGGAAACCAGCCTCTTTGAGATCGACAGCGAGACTGACGTGAACGCCACCATCACCGCGATCAAGGAAAACAAGCGAAGCACCGCAATTATGACCCCAGTAAGAGTCCGTGAATTATGCGCTGTGTCCGGATCAACCAGAGTGGAGCTTGTATCCAGTATCCGAGAGGATTGTGGATGTACTAGAGAATCAGCCTATCGATATATGAGACAGGCAGTTAGTTCGGATACAATCAAAGAGAATTCCGAGCGTATCTTTTTCAAAAATTAAGCAACTCCAATTTCCTGAATTTACTACGTAAGTTATTTTCACTTCAACTTTGTATCCTATTTAGTATCCTGAGATACACTGTATCTTAAAGACATGATACAGTGTTGTATCACGTGCCGGAGATGTCAGACCTTGGCGACCGCGCGCCGGCGCCCCCGGCGCCCCCGGGCCGCCGGGACGGTCCGGCCGCGAAAGAGATTCCTTCCCCGGCGCCGATCGGCTCCAGGTGATCGGACAGCGCCATCGACTGAGGATAACTGATATTGTGCGACACTAAATACTCAAGACGTTGCAACACAACACAAAGCCGATTGAATCACAAGGTTATTCACCGAGGTTCGAGAGGTTCGGTAGAGACACCCCCACCGGTGGGGGCAAGCCGGCCGGCTCGGTGGGCGCTTGTGGTGTCGGTGGCGCCTGCGGCTCGAGTACGGCGGCCGCCGGCTCCTCGGTCACATCGCCCAGGTCAACGACCATCGGCGCCGCGTCGGCGCCGCGCCGGCCTTCCCTGGCGGGCTTCACGTTCGCAGGCAGCCCCCGGCCGGAGAATCGCCGTTCGATCTCCTCCAGGCGGGCCAGCGTGTCGGCAATGCCGCGGAGCGCGATGGCATTCAACGGCTCGGCATTCAACACGATTCCAAACTTGTCCAGTGCCTTTGTGAAGTGACTTCGTACGCGTTTCAGACTTCGGTTTTGGAACGAAGCGGAGAGAAGCGGAATTTGCTGGGTTTTCTGCGGCAGTTCTGCGGGTAGTTCCACGGGAGGCGCCGGTTCGCTTTCCCGCTTTCGACTCTCACCGGAGGCAATTCCACCTTTAGCACCGAAGGAAGCGGCAATTGCTGGGGTAAATCGCATTTCCGCCTTTTTGACGCCTGGAGGCTGGATTGTCAAGCTCCAGGATGCCCGCCACGGCGTTTGTTTGACTCGTCCCTTGTCCTGACATGGGGTCAAAACGCCCAGAAACTACGTACCACGACCCGGGGAAAGTCCCAAGTTGTTATCCGTAAAGGTTCGGAGTGTTCCAGGGTAGAATTGTCAGGAATTTAGTTGCCAAGCGCAACCGTTTGGGGGCATGATGGAATCTCCTCGGGGAAGACATCCGAGGCAACCACGAAAGGCAAAAGCAAAATGACAAAGCGAAGTGAATACAAGGGGCACAGATTGATAGTGCTGGACGCGGAGGGCAAGTACCCGTTCCAGTTTGGATTGGCAAAGGCAAAGTTGATATTGGCAAACCTGGAGGCAATTCGGGCTTTCGTTGCGGAGCAAGACAGCGCGGCGCCGGCGGCCGGCCAGCTGGAGGGCGGGCAATGAGTGAGACATTCAATCTTACGATGATCGCAATTGGGCTCGTCCTTTGCGTGCTAATAATCATCGGACACAAGGGGGCAAAACCATGACTATTGAAACCACGGGAGGCACATTCAAAAAGATCCGCGCGCGATCGGTGCCACTTTGCGCGTTTGAATCGGCAGATCCCGCGCACACGATCAATCAATGCCTGCGGGGACTGAACGGCAAGGGGGACACAATCCCGCTTTGCGAGTGGGACATCATCAAAGGGCTTACCGGCTTGAACGAAGCCGGCCGGGCGTTGGTCCTGGCGATCATCCCGCAGGGGGTGGAACCGCGCATGGCCACGGGTAACCCGGCGGAGTGCCTGACGTTGCTGGGCGGCGCCGAGGACAAGTTACTTGAGCGGGCAATTGTGTTCTGGCATCAAGCACACCGGCAGATCGGCAACGAGGCAGTCTCACAGGGATTCTGGAACGTTCGGGACAAGTTCAAGGCGATCAAAGCCACTTTGGTTTTATTGGCGCCCGCTTTGATTCTGCCGCCGGAATTGAAACAGGACATTATGGTTGTCTCGGAGCCGCTCCCGGACGAGGCGGAGCTTGCTAAGATCGTTGCCGACATCCTGCGGGACGCGGAGCTGACGGCGAAAGTCCCCGAGTCAGACCGGCCGATGATCGTGGACATCCTGCGCGGGCTTTCCGCCTTTGCCGCAGAGCAAGTGCTATATCTGTCGCTGACTCCGGCCGGCGTGGACAAATCCGGCTTGTGGGAACGTAAGGTGAAGACCATTGAGCAAACTGCCGGGCTTTCCGTTTACCGGGGCAAAGAAAAGTTTGAGGACGTTGGAGGGCTCGACAATGCCAAAAAAATCCTGTCCAAAACACTCAACGGAAAAACCCGATGCACGGCGATTTGCCTCCTGGATGAGCTTGATAAAGCGATGGCAGCCAGCCAGAGCGACACCAGCGGAACAACTCAGGACCAAAACAAGGTGTTGCTGTCGTACATCCAGGACAATGACGTTTTGGGCATGCTCTGGCTTGGCCCTCCTGGCACCGGCAAGACCATGCTCTGCAAAGCCGCAGCGAACGAGCACGGCATTCCGCTTATCATGCTCGATCTGGGCGCCATGAAAGGCAGCTTGGTGGGCGAATCGGAGCAACGCATGAGGGAGGCAATCAAAGTTGTCGAATCCGTAACCGACAACCGCGCGCTCTTCGTTGGTTCCTGCAATCGAACGGAGAATCTTCCTCCCGAACTCCGCAGGCGATTCAATTACTGCAACATCTTTTTCGATCTGCCGGAACAGGCGGAGCGGGAAACGATCTGGCGCGCCTGGCTCAAGAAGTACCCGTTGACCCCGGAGCAAATGGACAAAATCGACGACACAGGATACACGGGCTCCGAGATTCACAACGCCTGTTACAAAGCATGGGCCATGGATTGCAAGCTGTCGGAAGCGGCCGCAACAATTGTTCCCATCAGCATCAGTGCAAAATCGATTGTCGAGGCAATGCGGCGCGACGCGGCCGGCAAATACATCTCCGCGAACCGTCCGGGATTGTTCTCGCCCATCGCAACGCCGCAGTCTGGCGGAGGCAGAAAGATTGCATTGACATGAAAAGTCTTTTCAATCTTAATGGCGACCATGAAACTATCATCATGGTCAAAGGATCGTCCCGCTTGCGTTCGATGCAAGGAAACGTCGCGGCCGCATTTCGGCAAGGGACTTTGCCGCAGGTGCTACTTGTCCGATTACAACAAGCGCAACTTGAAGCAGGTTCGGAAACTGCGGGACAACTGGTATCGCAAGAACATCACGCCCGCGTTTCAAAAACTCAAACGCGAGGAACTCCATTACGGAGGATTGCGCGAAGCTGCTTTGAAGCGAGACAAATACAAGTGCGTTCGCTGCGGAGCAATCAAGTTGCTTTGCGTGCATCACAAGGACCGCAACGGCCGTCCCGTTGAAATCACGAACAAAAACAACACTCTAGCCAACCTGGAAACACTCTGCCGCAAGTGCCACATAAACGAGCACCGCATTGACCTGTTTCAAGGTTTCCTGAAATCAAAGAAAAGGTGAACCATGCCCTGCTGGACAGTTTCAAATTCAACCGTTGATCTTGGCAAGATGCAACTCGACTTACTGCACGCGGCGCTTGCCGCCATGGGGTTAAACCCGACCACCCTGCCGACCGGCATTCGGTTCGCTGGTGGCTTCTATGACAAGGCCAGCGGCAAAATGACGGGAACAAACCTGCCGGCCGTAAACGAAGTCAAACGGGCTTACTCCGCGCAAGTGGTGCAAGCTTCCGCAAAGAAGTTTGGATGGCAGATCAAAGAGGTTGCCAAGTATCAATACGAAGTCATACGCCGATGAACATTTATTTGCTAATTCAAGCGGCGGAGTGTCTCAGAGAAGCTTGCGAGATGACACCCGACCCAAAAGAGAGAGAAACAATTAAACACGCGCTTGCTGAGGTACTCGCAATTCTCCGCAGTCGCGGCGTGTTCCTTGGAGTCTAACCTATGCCCGATAAAATGACAATTGAAGTGATGCAAGATGGAACTATTAAGACCACGACGGACAAAGTGTCCGCGCCTAATCACAGTAATGCCGAATCCTTCCTATTGAACATCTCGCGCCTGTGCGGCGGCATCACCACCAGGACACGGCGTATCGGGGTGGGCGCCGCTCTGCACGAGCACGAGCACACGCACGACGGTCACACACACAGTCACTAAACCACAAACCACGAAAGGAAAATAGTATGTCAGTCCGTACAATCGATCTTAACCGGTTCAAGAATTCCACGGGATTTTTCCCGACGTTCTCTTGCAAGTTTGGGAACTCCAGGAAAGCCAACATAGGCAAAGTCACCTTGAACCCATCCGGGGAACTCCAGGATACCCCGGGCGCCGAGGCAAAGGCAAAGGCGCGCATGGCGCTCAAAAAGCAATTGATCGTTTCCCCGGAGTACGAAGCCATCCGGAGCTTTCAAGCCGCGATCCGTTCTTGGGTGTACGAACAAACGGTACCCAGCTTTTTCAAAGAGGGCTTTCAGCTTTGCAAACTGGAGGCGGTCGAGCCGATCGAAAAGAGAATGCGGAAAGCCGCCGAGGAGGAGCTTCCCGCCCTTGTCGAAAAGTTCATTGCCGCTTACCCCCGGCAGGTTGACGAGGCGCGCGCGGTCCTGGAACCCGTTGGACAATTCAACGCCTTGGACTATCCCAGCGCGCAAGAATTGCCCGGGATGTTTGGCATAACCTGGAACTGGTGCGCTTTCGTCATCCCCGAGGGCTTACCCCCGGAACTCCGAGCCGCCGAGGAAGGCAAACTGAAAAAGCAATTCGAGGACGCGGGCGAGCAAATCACCATTGCGCTCCGTGTCGCATTTCAAGAATTGATCGCGCACGCCGCCGAACGGTTAACCGAGGCGCCCGGCGAAAAGCGGAAAGTCATCCGGGATTCTATGCTTGGCAACGTGCAGGCGTTTCTCGACACGTTCGAGCAGCGGGACTTAATGAACGATGTCGAGCTTGCGCAGCTTGTCGCCCAGGCGCGGCTCGTCATCCTGCCGCTTACTCCTCAAAAGCTCCGCGACGTGGCGATGACCCGGGAGGGCACCCGGGCCAAGTTTGAAGCGATCCGGACGCAGATCGATGGCATGATAACCACCGCGCGCGGCCGCAAAATTGACTTGGCAGCCGAGCAAGACGAAGCAGCTTGACCCGACCAAAACCGGCCGGCCGGGGATTCGTGGCCCTGGCCGGCCAATCTTGAAACCTGAAACCCGTAAGCCACGTAATAGTCAGCGCAATTTTATGAACAAAACAAAAGCTAAGAATCCAAAACATACCGCGACAACTGCGGGTGCAGTGCGTCGTTATTACTTCGATGTGATTGTCGTAGAGCCGAAACCGAATAAAATGTTTAATGAGTGGCAACATGCCATAACGAAATATCTAACCTACCAGAGGCCAGTCAAGTGCGCCTACTGTAGCAAGATGAGTAAACATCACTGGACGCAGCTAAAATTCTTTCGAATCGCTGAAGGTTTCGAGAGGAAATTGCCCAACGGAAAAGTTGTTCCATCCAACGAATTCCAACTCGAAAACGGAAAAGAATTATTCCCGCCACTGACACCTGTGTGCACCAAACACATACTTGCTCCTGACCATGAACTTCGACAGCTTAAAAACTCCAATCCCCGTCAGCGCAGAAGTGACGCTGAACGAAATTGAAGAGCGATCCGTTGAAGACGTTAAAACAGAAGTGCAGCCGCTCCTCTTCGTCATGCAGGGCAGGGTTCGCACCGTGACTTGCTTTGACAATTTCGATTTGGAAACAAAGCACGAGGTTGGGGGCTGGCTTCCGATAATTGCCGAGCAACACGATGCCGTTATTTTCCTCACCGAAGCGTGGATGTCCCGACTTGACCCGGAGAGAGACAAGGCGCAAGCGCAAGCCATGACCGAGGGACAGGCTCCGCTCATTCCGCCGCGTCTGGACTTAAATCGAACGGAAGCCGTCATGGTCACCTTATACTTACCCGGCGGACGGCGCCTTATCTGGATGGCAGAAATCTCCATGAAGGACGGGCAGCGCACCCGTGGCGACTTTCAGTTCATGGGAGACACAGCCGATCAGAATGCAAAGCAATTCTTCAAACCAATGAGATTCGAATGAACAACATCAATGAACTACGGACGTTTATCGACAAGACCATGACCAAAGTCATCGCCAAGACCGGGGACAAAATCACGTGCGCCAAAGGCTGCTGTTCGTGTTGTCGGGAGCCAGTTTTTGCCGACAGCGCAGAAGTGCGGATTATTCTCGACAGCTTAACTTCGGAGCGAAAGGAAAGGCTGCTCACCGATCTTCAGGAGTGGCACCGCTTGTTTCGTATCGACGGATTCGACACAGAGACGGCGCCCAGCGCATTCCGTTATCGTTCGCTCAATCTCTGGTGTCCACTCCTGGATCGAACGGACGGGACTTGCAGCGTTTACGCCGTGCGCCCCAAAGCCTGCCGTCTGCACATTGCGCGCGGGCCGAAAGCGCATTGCGACGATGATGTGCTCCGCAGGAAACAAGAATTCTTGATGGTGCCCGAACTCCTCCGGTATTGTGCGGAAGCGCAAATGTCATCCCTGGACGATGGAGAAACGGTTGCCATGGATCACCTGTGCATTCTGCTGCTGGACGCTTTGACCGGACAAGATCATGCCACGCAAGCGCGAATAGAAATGACGCGGCACGGTGGGGAAGTTGAATTGAAATCAAACAAAGAAAACACTTGCCAAGCGCAATAGCGGCGTGCTACCGTTACACTAATGAACGCAACACTCGATCAAATTAAAAAGATGGTGATCTCAACGTTCAACCAAAAATACGGATACTGCGGCCTTGCCGAAGGTGACAACTTTGTTATTCTCAACTCTGGCGGAGACGGCGAGAACTTCATCATCACATTCATCATCACAATCAAAGACTGTTCGGTACAGGACGAAAAAGTGCCAAAAAATAATCCATGATTGAAACCCTCTCCACCAACCTGCTTCTGGCCGCCGCCGTCGTCATGGCAATCTTCGGCGTCCTGCGGTTCGTTTGGCCGGACAAAAATTAAATCTATGAAAACACTCAGTCCTCGGGCTCACAGGTTCTTCTGTGCTTTCTTCCTCCTGGCTTCAAACTCCGGGACCATCGTTCTCGGAATGGTTATTCTGGCTCTCCAGAAATCCACCAACCTTGCAGGCAACCGTAACTTTTCAGCCCTCGTTATAGGATCGGTCGTTGCTATCATTGTTGTAAACGTTTCGGCGCTTCGATCCGCCATAAAAGGAGTAAACTAAAATGAAATCAAAAACAAAACGGCGTAGCCTGCTTACCCTGCTTGCCGGACTGCCGATAATCGCTCAAGCCTTCATTTGGATCGTTGTTACGGTAGGCGTCCTCATCTTTGGCGGCTGGGCAACTTGGAAAATCTATCAGTGGGCGCAAATGGTTAATGCGCCAAAGTCTCCGCCGCCATCCCCACAGACAAACAACGTCCTTCGAATTTACTCGACGGGAACGAATGCCGGCATAGGCAGCCTTGGAAACTCCGTTTGTGTATATGACAACTCCTCCATGGGACCGGCTCCCAGCATCGGAACACAGCCCTTGGATCAGTCCTCCACTCAGGCTTACACATTTCAATACGGCAGCCTTGGTTCCAGCTTCCGTCCCTGGATGACCAACGGCGCCAACGCCAGCCCGATCACCGTTCTTTCTTCCAACACGTGCATCCTGTCATCGGCGGGTTATCAAATCGAAATGACGTATAACCAGGACGGAACGGTCACGGCAAATCAGGTTGGGTCGGACAGCAATCTTTACACCGTCGTCATCGAGGAGACGCATGATTTAAGGAACTGGACTCCGGTGCTCACAAACGATTCTTGCCTGAACGGAGACATTCAGAACTTCTCTTACACGAATGACTGGACCCCGATCCACTTTTACCGGGTCCGGCAGTGAAACAATTTGTATGCCCCTCACCGCCCGACAAAAGCAATCGTTGCAACGCAAAGACAGAACCTTCCTTGTCTTGAAAATGCTCGCAGAGGGCATGACGCAAACAAAGGTTGGAGAGACATTGGGATTTTCCCGTCAATACGTCGGGCGTCTGGTGGAAAAGTTCCAGTGGCGTCTCACGGCAAAGCAACGAGCGTTAATGGAGAAGCACGGCAACCCGGCCGAGTTTGCCGTTTCCTGCTACAAGGCCGTCCCTGGGATGGTTTCAATGGAGGAAGCGCGCATTGCGATCGACAAGTATTCCCAGGAATGGGAGGAGGCTGGGAAATGAAAGAGAAAGACCTGAAACCGTGTCCATGCTGCCGGAGCCGTTCTGTTGCCTTGGTTACCATGTACGCCGAGTTGCTAAACGGAACCTACCATGAAGGACCATGGGCGCAATGCCGAAAATGCGGGATTCAAGGGCCAGTCAAGGCGTGGCAGAATCGAAAGGTGAGGAAATGAAAGCTGAAACATTAGAACCGTTAAATCACAGTCCGTACATATCGACAGTAGAGTTGAAGCGTCTCCTTGCCGAACGCGAGCGGTTGCTGGAGGCGTGCAAGGCTTTCGCTGGACCTGATTTGATGTCCGAAGCCCTGCGGAAAGCAAGATCTGCCATCGCCTTTGCCGAGGCGGATGAAAGTGAAACATGAGCGACGAGAAAATTCAAAATGCGGTGATCGAAAGCGCGACAATCACCAGTGGCGACAGAGGCTTTCTGGATTGCTGGCTGCAACTGGATTATGGCGGATCTGGACAAGGCTTCGGGGGCTACGTTCTTTACGTCCCTAAATCCTGGGCTCACCACAAGCTTGAATCCGTAGCCGGTCACCACATCTTTCGCATATTGGAAATTGCCGGCGTGGATAGCTGGGACAAGCTCAAAGGGAAAACAGTTCGAGTCAGGGGGAACTCTGGTCACATATCCGCAATCGGTCACATCGTAAAAGACGACTGGTTTTGTCCAGCAGAAGATTACAAGGAACTTGTAAAACTATGAGCGACCGCAGCAACACAGGCATCGCCACGCTGATTAAAACCCGCAGCGACGACGGCTTTTGGGAAGCGGCGAAAGGCATAAAGCCGAATCAAATTTACCTCGTTGATCTGGACACGATCCGGACCGATCAGTTTATGAACAAGCCCACCCGGAAAGAATTCTCCGCAGAGGTAATTGATGCCATTCAGGAGGATGGCGACTGGCACCATTTCCCGACAGAATTACTCAGTATGGAACTTCCGAAGGCTGCTGAAAATGCCGAAAGCTAGAGACATAACGGGGCAGAAATTTGGGAGGCTTAGAGTCACTGGCCGGGCTGGCATGGCTATTGGCGGCTCCTTGTGGAATTGTATTTGCGAGTGCGGCAAGACAACCGTTGTGAAGATCGGCAAGCTTACGATGGGACTCACAAAGTCTTGCGGATGCTTTCGTAGAGAGAATACCGAAAAGCTACGTTTGTCTCATGGGCACGCAAGAGTTGGCAGACATACCGACACTTACGAACGTTGGAAGCAAATACTTCAACGCTGTGAAAACCCAAAGAACAAAGGATTCCGACGCTACGGCGGACGCGGAATAAAAGTTGTGCCGCGCTGGCGTTCTTACGAGAATTTTCTTTTCGATATGGGAGAAGCCCCGAAGGGTTCTCTTCTTGATCGGATCAACAACGACGGAAATTATGAACCCGGCAATTGCCGCTGGACCGATCCGGTGACAAGCGCCAGAAACAGAAGACCGAGGCAAAAAGTATGAGCGCATCCAATCCACAAACTCAAGCGGTTGCTCCCGCATCGCAAAGCATTCCCAGAAAGGATTCTGACATTGAATACATCCCGGTGGGGAGTGAGTCAGCGATTAAGCTGTCTGTCCATATCATTAGAAATTACGTGGCGACTCCCACCAAGCAAGGCGATCTGCCTGATGACCGAGAGTGCATCCGGTTCCTTATGCTGTGCCGATCGCGCCGATTAAATCCGTTTGAGTCGGAATGTTTTTTGTTGGGCTATCGGAACAGTACGACCGGCGACGTGGATTGGTCCCTCATTACCGCGCACGTTGCTTTTTTGAAGCGCGCTTACCTTTCCCCGGACTTCGATGGAATGGACTCAGGAACCATTGTCACCGACTCGGCAGGCAAGCTCATCGAACGGGAAGGAGATTTCCTGTATCCCGGCGATAAGCTCTTGGGCGGTTGGGCAACCGTGTTCAGCAAGAAATTGTCGCACCCGATAAAGCGGCGTGTCGCTCTGGAGACGTTCCGGAAGAACTACGGGCGTTGGCTCGTCGATCCAGCCGGGCTCATTGTTAAATGCGCCGAGAGTGACGCCCTACGCTCCGCCTTTCCTGCAATGCTAGGGGCGTTGTACACGGAAGTTGAGCAGTCACCGATTACCATTGAATCGACAATCCGCTCCCCAGATTTCACGGGCGCGGCCCTTCCCGAACGGCAGCCGGCAAGACTGGCTCCAGCCACAACGTTCACATTGAAAGCTGCCCCAAAATCAGACACAGCGAGCCAGAAGCCCCCTACGCCTGCGGCACCTCCGGAGGGTGCCAAGACACCAGCCGCAGCCCAAACAGGGCAGGAACAAGCGGCGGTTGGGCAAGACAACGTGCCTGTGGGCCAGGGTGAACCGGAGCCAGCAGGCGAAGTCGGAGAGTTTGTCCCCCGGGAAGGCGTTTCGGTGGCGATCAATAATGTGCTCTTTCTCGCTCACCGCGACAGCGTTGCTGAGACTCAGGTGATTTCCTTCATGCAGCAGACGTTCCTGTTGAACGCGCAGAAGGGCCAAAAGACCCTGGGCGATTGTTCCGAAAAGAAGCTCATCGAATTTGCGAAGGGCTGGGACAAGTACCTGGAACAAATCCGGACAATGCCGACAGGGGAAGAGTAAATTTTATGCCCGTGCGGGGATGCTTGCACCCTGCCAAACCACTGACAGTCATCTCCGGCGCGGCCTGTCGCCGCACACGGGCAACCTTTTTATGAACCTTGACCAAGCAAAAGTTGGAACACGGGTAAAGAGCAACGTGGAATTCTGTAGTGTGCCTCTGGGGACGCAAGGGGTGATCGACGAAGATTACGGTACCGGCGTCATGGTTGCCTGGGATCTATCAGATCAACCATTGCCGGCCGAGTACCGGAAGTACGACGGGCGCCCGGCAATCGCTTCTGGACTCCTCCGGGACGGCTTCGACAAAGCCAAGGAGTTGAAATTCCTGGATGTCGTATGATCTCCCTTCCTCCAGGGCGCTATTGTCCGAGTTGCAACAATTCGCTCACAGTAGTTGCGATGCCGGATGGAAGCGATCCGATGTTGCCAAAGGCTGGCGACATGACCGTGTGCGTTTACTGCGCGGAAGTCCTGGTGTACCTCGAAGATTGCCACACCCGACCGGCCAACCTGGATGATATGCTCAGAGCGGGGGATAAAGCCGTGCGTGAAATCGGCGCCATGCAGGAAGCGATTCGTCAAACAGCCGTATTTGGACAACGAAGATGAAAACAAATCAATCTTTTCGAATCTCAATAAAAGGTGACGGTGAAATTCTTGACCGGGCCGGAAATCCACTCAACGGAGTGCAAAAAGAAACTCTGGTTAGACGCGCAAACGCATACGAATCCCTAAGAGTCGCCCTGATGGAAATCCGTGACAGTTGCCAAAAAACTGGTGTCAGTTTCGAAGATCAAAGTTTTTCAAATACAAATCTTGCGTCTAAAGTGCTTCAGGAAAATCCATGAGAGACACAGAACGATTAGATTTACCGAGCGCCTCCTCCTTCGAAATTTCCGTCGAGTGCGAAGGGCAACCCGCATTGGTAGCCACGCTGCCGCCGCAGAAAGAAGAAGAAGAGGAACCAGATGAACTGGCCCTGCGAGGCACAAGGATTCATTTGGCCTTGGAGACGGGCGACACATCCGAGCTTTCCGACGATGAAGCCGAGGATTACCGGAAGATGAAGGAGTCCGAGGTTTTGATACGAACGCGATGGTTCCTGGAGCGGGGCTTTGATGCGGATGTACTCCTCCTTCCTTCGGTCAAAACCGGCAAGGAAGATCGCTTCTGGATGAATGACCCGGAGACGGGTCAGCCGGCTCTGTCCGGGAAGCTCGACAAATACATCATCGTCCTGGATGAAGCTCTAGTGATTGATTGGAAATCGGGGGCGTTCAACAAACGCCTCACCCCTACCCAGCGCAACTTTCAACTCCGAGTGCAGGCGGTCCTTCTCTGGCGCGAATTCGATCACATAAAACGGGTGCGCGTTGCCTTCGCAAAGCCGAATTCCTCGACGGACTTTACGGACTACTCCGAGGCTGATCTTGAGTATTCCGAAGCCCAGATTCGTCACGTCATCTGGCGAACACAGCAGCCCGGGGCGATCCGCCGGCCGGGGCAACATTGCAACTGGTGCCCTTGCAAATCGTTTTGTCCCGAGGCGGGCGCATATACCTTGCTGCCCTCCGCTCTTGTGGGCAACGTCCTTGAAATGGTTGATCGACTCTCCCCGGCTGATCTGGTGGCAATCTGGGAACGCTCCCTGGTGATCGGAAAGATCCTCGACGCTGTAAAAACGAGGCTGAAAGGATTCTCCGATGAACAATTGTCACTCCTCGGATTGGGACGGACGCCCGGGCGCCGGCTGGATCCGATCATCAAGACGAAGGAGGCAGTCGATTTCTTCCTGTCCGAAGGGATAAACCAGGAAGAACTTTGGAGTGCCCTGAAACTTTCAAAGACAGAACTTCAAAAGGCCATTATGCGGGATCAAGGCTGGCCGGCGGACAAGACGCGCGGTTACCTGAAGCAAATGCTCGTCCCCTTCATCGAAGAAAAACAGGCGGCGGCAGGGTTGGAGAAGATCACAGCAAGGGAAGTCTCAATTTCTCAGAGATATACAATTGACGACGTATAAAAAAGACCGCACCAAGCTCTCGCCGGGTGCGGCCTTCCGCGCGTTTTACATTACGCCAAGCAGGCGTTATGAAATCAGCTTACGGTGACCACGAAGCTCTGCGTGACCGTTCCCACCCCATCGTTCACCGTGACCGTCACCGTGGACGTACCAGCGGCAACCGGCGTGATGGTCAGGGAACCGGTCGCGGCCGGGCTCGTGTAGCTCACCGAAGGAGCAGCAATGACGCTTCCCCCGTCGCTTGCCGTGGAAAGGACAGTGATCGTCGGAGTCGGAGCGGTGCTGGTGATGCCGGCCAGGGGCACCGTTACGGCGCCGGCGGCCAGGGGCGCCGAGAGTGCCGGAATGGCGGTCAGCGTCGGTGACGTTGCCGGGGCCCCGGTCGTTCCGGCAACAGCGGCGAGCAATGAGGCTGCATTGGCTTGCATGGCCGCAGCAGCGGCGGTCAAGGCGGTCGTCAGAGGAACCAACTGCGCATCCGAAGCCGGAAGGCTGTTGATGTCGGCAATGGCTGCCAGGACGGCGGAGGTTGAAGTTGCAACGGCGTTTTGAACTGCCGCAACAGCGGCTTGAAGGTCGGAAAGTACAGACATGATTTTCTCGCTTTCTTTTTTTAGGTGGTGAATCGCTTCAAGGATTTCCCGAAGCAACTCGTTTTCTTTTCGTTCGGTTTTGGATCCCATTTCGACTCAATGATATTCCGATTGGAAATTTTCGTCAATATCAGAAGAATCCGTAACCGATCAATCCCAGAAGGAAGTTCAGAGCGGCGACGACTAAAACCGCCAGGATAATGAAATCGAAAATCTTTCCCGTCGGTGCGGGCAGCGGCGGATTCTGCCACAGCTTGATGATCCAATGTCCGAACCACCAAAGAAGCGCCACACCCACCCCAATCACAAAAAGGACAGCAAGGGCGTGAAGGATATTACCGCCATTGCCTCCAGAGTGAGCAACAAGGATTGAGTCTGCAAAGAGTGTATTCATTCGTTCACTGTGTCCTGCTGCTGTCGTTCTCGCAATGGGGTATTACCCGACCTTGGCCGGCGTGGTCAAAGGCACCGAGGCCACTTTCAGGACAGGAGCGGCGGCAGCCGTAGCCGTGGCCGGGGCTGGCGCCGAGGGTGCGCCCGGGGCGGCGGCAACCTGCAAAGCGTTAATTGCGTCGATGACCTGTTGCGCTGCCACCTTGGCGTCCGGGTTTGAAATGTCGTTTGCCAGGATGTTGCCAACCTGCGAAACAACGCCAGCATCAGATTGATGCGCAGCCATGAAGTTTGTGAGAGCAGTTGCGTACGTGGCACCGTTCGGAAGGGCTTTGATGAATTCCAGGACCGTCTCCATTTCCTGAGACAAAGCATTTCCAGTCTGCCCGTTCTTATACGATCTCAGGTACCCGTAAAGACCAGCAAGGAGGGTGATGCCCAGCGTGACCAACCCGCCTCCCCCGGGGACGATCAGGTTTGCAGCCGCCCCAATCGTTGAAGCCGCGCCGGTCGTAGTGCTGTTTGGCGTCATCGTGTAGGCGGGTACGAGGTTCGTCACCAGGACGATCTGCGCCGTTGGGACCAACACCTGATTGGTCACCAGGACAAGCTGTCCCACCTGATTCGTTTGAAATTGGACGACGTTGTTCGTCAACGTCACCGTGTTTGTCTGCGTGACAACGGCGGTCACGTAATTGGTGACGATGTTGAAAAACTTGCCCTCCGTCGCGGTCGGCGCACTCGGGTTTGTGCCGAACAGGGAGCAACTGGACAGGAGAAGGATCAGGGGCAGTATGGCGAGGTTTTTTCTCATAGGTTCATACAAGTTTGATTGGCGCTTTCATGTCATTAAACGACTTTAATTTTGCACTGTCAATGGGTTCGATGGATAAAAGCACGGATGCGGCCGCCAGCCTGTCCCCGGTAGCTGCTTCCTCTGTGGATTCGATTTTGTGCAGCATGGTCTTGAACGACTCCGTTTCTTTAACGGTGAGAGCATCAGCCCGGAATTTATCGACTAGAGCATCAAACTCAGGCGTGTGCGGGCTGTGAAGGAACCAGGCCGCCTTTTTGCCCATCATATTTGCCATGATATTCAGGGTCGTCTGAAGCGTGGCCATTTGAATCTTCAAGGCAACCATCCAGCCCCCAAGGGCGGCGATCGCTCCGAACGCCCCACCGAACAACCAGATCAAAGTGTATTCGTTCATTTTACGTATAGGCATCGGGATGATGAAACGCGAGCTTGCTGAAATTAAGGATGACTCGGCTCGCCCTTCCCTCTCCGTACAGCACGGTCACGTCCAGTTGTTTCGCCAACTCAAAATCCCGTTGCAGCATGATCCGAACAGACTCACAAGCCGCCCGTGCTCTCCGGGATTGTTCCATCACCGGAACCGGGCTCATTGATTCAACGGATTCCATGCCTTAATTGTCAGCCGATTTGTCGATCCCTGCAAACAGAAAAAACCCCGAGCCCCCGGCCCCAGCATCACCGTGATCGTTCCCGAGCTTGGCTTGGCCTGCGCCACCGTCCACAGTGAACGAGGCTGGGAAAACACCGATGAAATCAGCAGGGCACACGGCGGGTTTGTCGGCCAAGTCACGGTGACTCGATCCGGGAGCCATTCCCCCCAGGTCACTTCCGAGGAATCGTCTGATTCTGCAATCAAACTGAACGCTGTCACCGCAAAATAATACTCGGATCCAAAATCCAGCATCACGCCGCAGTTCGTTGCCATGCCCACCGTGAACATATTGGTGTAAACCCGGCTGGCAACTCCGTAGTACACGTTGTAGCCGATGACGTTCGTGGAAGGACTTGGATCCCAGGCAAGTCCAATAGTGTAACCTCCGTTGTTCGTGTCCCCACCCCAAATTATCGTAGGCAGAACGACGACGGGATTGCTTGCAGCGCCAGGAACGGGAATGGCCTGCGACTGCGCCATGGGCTTCCCAGTAGTCTTTGCAACACTCGCCTGCCGTGGAGACAGGACAGCGGCCTTGGATTCGCAGCCGTGAATGGTCAAAAGAAAGGCAATGACGATTGAGAGGATAATCGCCGTGTCTCGAATCACTCGCTTGGTTTCACGGTTCATCAAAGTTTCTCAGGCACCGGCACAATCTCCGGCTTGTTCAGTTCCGATTCCATCTTATGAATGAATGGAATGGCGTCTTTGGCGACTGCGATGCCGCCGGCCTTCACAGCAACATCCAGCATGTTTGCGAGTTGGTTGCACTGCGTTTGCGTCAACGTGAGTTGTATTGTGCGTTCAGTCATGCGGATCAGACTATTTGAACCCTCGTTAAAACACTAGCGATATTGAGAGTGATGTAGAGATGACCAATTGTGCCGTTATCAACAAACTCAATTGCACCGAGTTCGGGCGTAGTCAGTAACGTTCCCGGCGTCAGCTTGAGCGGTGCGGTACCGGCTGCGGCAGTTCCAGCTATGATATTAAGAAGCGCAGACGGAGTAGTAGTCCCTATCCCTACTCTTCCAAGGTAATCAATCGCCAATCTGTCTTGAAGGGTTCCAGACGAATCTCCTACTTGGATATAAAAGGTATTGGTTACATACCCGCCACCGACGGACGCAGACAACCTGGCGATGTTTTTTGAGTTGTTCTCGCAATACCAAGAAAGTCCGTGCCTAGCTGTTGCTGATGCTGTGGCGTTTGTAATTCTGATCTCATCCTCTGTCGTTGAAACGGTAGTTGTCCATACATCAATATGAGCAGCGGGTGTTCCTGACCATCCCAGGTTCCCGTTGTCTTGAATAAAAAATTGTGTGGTGGAAGTCGAGTCTAAGACTGCTAGGTTTTTTCCTGTGGTGGTCCCTAAACCCAGGACTTGAAACTTTGCTATGGAAGTTTGGCTTGAACCGACTTGTACATTTCCACTCGGATCAATGGCCATACGATACGCGCCTGCGGTGCCATCGAAAAATGCAAAAAACCCTCCTCCATAACCAGAACCGGATCCTGTAGATAAGAAGGAATACGCATGACCACCAACGGCTGTTGCACTTATAGATAAAGCCGCGCCTATGGTGTTTGTCACTCCATTGGCTACAATGCTTAAAGGCCCGACTGCCCCGCCTGAAGTATCTCCAATAACTTGCAGTGCATACGCCGGCGAAGCCGTACCAATCCCTAGCCTTTTATTCGTGTTATCCCAAAAGAAATGGGCGTTGTCCTGGGTGAGCACCGTGCCACTGCTGAAAATGACTGATCCGGCCGTGAACGGCCCGGCATTGTTAGTTCCGCCGTTTGCAATCGAAAGCGGCAGGCTCAGAGCGTTTTGCTTCCCATTGAACGTCGTCCAATCCGTCGAGGATAGGTAACCTGAAACCGCTGTCGTTGCTTGCTTGACCAGGATTGTTGTCCCTGAACCAATCACGGCTCCGGTCCCGCCGGCTATCGTAAGGACCGAAGAAGTAAGCTCTGTGAGATTTCCGAAAGATAACGTGTTCTGCTTTCCATTGAAGGTACTCCAATCCGCAGCGGACAAGAACCCGGCCTGGGCTGCGCTGGATTGCTGGATCGTGAATGTTCCCGTGACGTTGTTGTAGGCGAGTGGTGAGGATGCGGAGAACAAGCCAAGAATCAACGACTCCACCGCAGCGTCGGATTGAGTGTCGAATGAGTTGTACTTGAGCGGAGGGCCGGCCATACGTCACCTTTCAATGGGTACATTCATCGGAACGTTCGGAAGATTGTTCAACCCATGCCGGATTTTGATGAACGTCAAAGCCGACTTTGCTTGTCTTTGAGCCTCGGCCTTCTCAGCCTGAAGGGTTTCAAGAGTAGAATCGAATTGCAGTTTGTACGCTTCAAACTGCTGCCTCAGAAATAAGACGGTCGCTTCATCATTCGCGTTGTTTTTAATCGGAACGACTTCCGGCAGTTCCTCGATGGCCTGCAAGTCCATGATGATACGGCGCGCCCGCCACGGCAACAGCCAATCCAAGATGCTTGGTCGGTTTGAGATCATATTGAAATGAACGCCTGCCACGCCGTCCCTGTCCAGTCAAAAAAGCTCTGAGTCGTCACGTTATAGAAAATTGCACACGGACAATTGTTGGGTGGTGGGTTCACCGGGTTGCTTGACCCGCACAAAAGGCAACTTGCACCGCCGCCGCCGGCTGCGGGAGGAGCATTTGAAATCTGGCACAGAAGGTACACGGTTATCATCCGAAGCTCTCGTTCTTTCAATCCCTGAAAGCAGCGGGCGCCGTTCATCAATGATGCTGGATCGCAGGTGATGCTCATACGGGTGGGGTCAGCAACCGGCATTCAAGTTGATCCATGGGACCAACTCCGGTGTTAAGCGTTGTCACGAGTTGAAGCGCGGGCCATGTGACGTAATCAACGCTGTCGGAGTAGTACATCCCTTGACTCACGGAACTGTCAATCAATACCCGCGTATTTCCGTTGGGCAAGTTCAGGGATGCGGGAGCTTCGTAGCCGTTGTTGCTTCCACTGATATTGCCGTGTCCCCAGCCTGCCCAATTACCAGTCTTGATCTTCGTGTAGCCAGAAAACGGAGAAGCAGAGGACGCCAGTTCGATGTATTTGTCCGTGTCATTTTTATACCACAGATAGTAAGTCCCGTTCTTGAAGTCCATGAAAGCGTCGATCATGGATTTTGCATCACTTACGAATGTACTTCCAGTGATGGCAACTGCACTGCTCCACGTCGTCATAGCACTGTTTGTAGGGTGTGCCTCATAGGGCTGAAAGAATCCGACACCGCTAATATCATTTATATTCAAGATCAAGTGAAGGCTTCCGTCAGCAGGGTCAATGAACCAGGAAGGTGCCCATTCATAAGAAATGTTAGACGGTGGAGATCCTGTAAAGCAGGTTATGTCTCCTACTTTTGTCCACGTAATTCCATCCGGAGAAGACGCCAGACCAAAATATGCAGAACCATAGTAAAAACCTCCATCTTCAGTATAAGCGCACCAGTACTTACCGTAATAGTAGATTATAGTTGGATCACGTAAAGCACTACCCCCAGTATCAGAATAGGACTGACTCACTTGCGTGAACGTCAACGCATCCGGAGAAGTGAACACCCTTAACAAATTGTCTGTACTGCCTCCATCATCATTGAAGGCAACCGCGCTGTAAATCAAAGCAGGAGGTACGGGTACAACAGGCGTTACGGGGCTGCCTTGTTGTTGAGCCCATTGACAAATCACATAATCTTGAATTTGAGACAATTGATCGTTAGACAAACCAGAGAAGCACGTTGCCGCCTTCATCAAAGTTTTCGGATCAAGGGAACCACCGGCAACCACGGCGAGCACGTACGTCTGGATTTGCAGCAGTTGCTCGTCAGACAACCCCGAAAAGCACGTTGACGCCTTGGCGAGACTGGCCGGATCGCAGGCAATGCTCATGGAGCAGATTTAACGGAGTAATTTTTTAGCCCATTGGCACAGCAACCATGCCTTGACCTGGAGCAGTTGCTTGTGACTCAGGCCGACAAAGCAGCGGGCCAGAGCCATTAAACTCTTCGGATCGCATGGCATGAATCAAGGACCAACAAGGGAACAAAGCAAGTAGCTTTGAATTTGAAGAAGCTGCCCCTCGGACAACCCGGAAAAGCACGTCGCGGCCTTCATCAAAGTTTTCGGGTCCAAGGAACCGCCGGCAATCACGGCAAGCAGATACGTCTGCACTTGCAGCAATTGCCCCTCATCAAACCCGACAAAGCACGTTGACGCCTTTGCGAGACTGGCTGGATCGCAAGCAATGGCCATGGCTTAATGCGCGTTGAAGTAAACGCACTTGAGGTACACCAGCATCGCGTTCAGCCGCTTCTGAGACGTGTTGGCCAGTTGCTTCACATCCGCGCGCATTTGCGTGTACGTCTTTCTGGTGGTATCGAACCGATTGTTCTCAATCGCAATCGTTGTGTCGTACAGTTCCCGGGGCGAAAGACTGGTCAGGCATTGCGAGTTGGTCATAAGGCTGGCCACGACTGCCGGGTTGGACACGTCCAGTCCGTTTGCCAGCGCCCAATCCCGCACGTCCAGAGCCGTCACCACGCGCAGGTTTTCCTGAACAAGACACGGGATGACTTTCAAAAGGCTGATGTCACATTTCAATACTGCCATAAATTTTACTCCTGGTTAATTTGGTCCAATTCGTCGTTGGCGGACATTTCATCGCCGGGAGGACCGCCTTCCGCTCCTGGTTTTTCCTCCGGGTTCTTCTCGTATGCGATCTCCACGTCGTTCCCGTAAACCTTTTTGACGCGAACGGTGCATACGTCTCCCTCCTTCACCGGCTCACCGCCCGGGCCTTGAAGGAATTTCATGTCAACAACCGCCGTGGGCGCCATGTCCTCTTTGTCTTCTTTGGCCTTGTCATCGACGTTGCCTTGGTCCTCCTTCGACTTTTTAGGAGCGTCGGCGCCGGCGTTATCCTGTGGGTACAAGGCTTCGTCGTCGTCCGTTGGGGCTGCTGTTTGAAATTTCGCCATATCGTTCTTTCGGTTCAAAGGAGCGGTCCGGAATCGAACGGACCGCCCCCTCAACTATGAACCAGCTACCACGAAACCCCACGGACCTACACGATCCACGGGATACTCACTGTGCTGCAAATCGCGCCAGTGAGCACGATGTTCGCACCCGAAACCGTCCAGGTGCCCATTGCGGACGTACCGGCTGCCGCGTTCATCTGAACGACAAGGGCCGCCAGCGTCGTTGTTCCGGTGATCGCATCATTGAAGATGTCGAGCCGGTTGCACCGGATGGAATTTGCAGGGATCTCATACGTGCCGGTATCGGCCCGGAGCGTAGGAGTGAAGGTCAGAACGATGTTGCCAGGAGGGCACAGAGCGTTTGCGCTCGAGTACGACTCGGTCGGGATCGGGTAAGGCAGCGTCATGCAGATCGGAATGTCCACAACGACCGCCGGTTCCCGCAGCGTCAGAAACGCTTCCGCAAGCTCCGGATACTCGGCTTTGGTGGCAAAGCTGAACATCGACTGAAACTTGCCCTTGTTCCCCCAGGAATTATCAACCGCGATCGGGTTGCCGTTCACGTCCAGACCGCACGTGAGGTTGTCCATTGCGAACATCCACTTCCCGGCGAAATCCCGGGCCGCGAATGGCATCTCGGGATTGATCGCGGTACTGTCCCGCACCAACGAGGTCATGGCCATCCGGTGCCAGATGAAGTCGATCTTGACCGGCGCATTGTCCCAATCGCCGTTCACGTCTTCCTTGATGCCTTCCGTGGCGGAAATGTTCGTGTACGGGAAGATCAAGCTCAGGTCATACGACCCGTCCGCGTACACAGTCGGCATGATGTTGAACCGCAACTGGAACGTGTCGTCCCGCAGGCCGAAGTTGCCGATCTTGCCGGTCCAACCGTACTTGTAGAACTTCTCCACGTCCGTCCCGGTGAAGTCCGAGAACCGCCAATGATCCGACAATTCCGGGTTGCCTTCGGTCAAATCCCAGATTTCGTCCATCGCGCTCACAAACTCCAGCATGGGCTGGCTGCCCTTGTTGAGTTCCTCGCCCAACGCGCCATTCCGGATCTGAGGCTGAACCCGGCGTTGCAGGTGCCGCGCCGTCAACTTGCTCGTCGGCAACGTGGGCACATGAAGAATCGTCATGGTCGGGTCCCAGGTCATCGTGATCGGAACCAGGGTATTGTTCGCCGTTGCCCATTGGTACTTGGCAATCCGCAATGCCTCCGTCCTCAAACGGTGGCTGGAGATGATGGATGACGCGCGCCGTAAAACTCGAATGACGTGCGCGAATTGCTGCTTGGCCCGGTCCGCGCTCAGGATTTGATCGAAGCAAAACAAATCCGTTGCGTACGATTTCCGCTGGAGCTTGTAGCTGCTCCGCGTGAACCCCATGCCGATCAGCGTCGTGCTCGGATCGCAAGGCTGGCCAATACAGGACGCGGCCGTAACGTCTTCCCACGCACCGCGAAGGTCCGGGAATACGTTTTCAAAACGGTCAAAGGTGTGCTCGACGCCGTCTTCCGCCTTGAATCGTCCTGTCGATACGTGGCCAATCCAGGTATCAATGGGATGTAAAGCCCTGATAATTTCGTCGTCGAGATGTTCAGAGCGCCTACTAAGGAAATCAGTAAAACTTTTGCAGGGTATCCCCACAGATTTTTCTTTCGTTGACCGAAATCTTGGTTAGAACCACGGAGGCAGGCTACACAAGTGGCAAGCGCGTGAGTTCTTATGTCGCACCTGCCTGGGTAACCCTTGACGGGGAAGGGGGCCTTCTGTAACGCAGGGCCATTACTGCGTTGAACGACTTATCTACTCAAGTCCTGAATCCGTCAACACTTTTTTATTGACTCTACAAAGCGGTTTGATATTATGATCTTAATGATATGCCTAAAAACCCACACGCAGTTGCCCTTGGAAGGCTTGGTGGAAAAGTCGGAGGAAAGTCAAGATCTCCATCCAAAATTGCCGCCGGCAGAAGAAACGCTGAGCGAGCGCGCAAGCAGAAAACAAAGAGAATATCGGAAACTGAATTACGAGAAAATCCGTGCGACAGAAATCAGGTCCGATAATCGTCGCCATGATAAAAAACTCGCAAGGATTAAAGAGCCAGAAGTGAGAAAACGGCTCACTGAATACCGTCGCAGATGGAGAAAAAATAATCCCGATAAATGGAAAGAGGAAATTAAGTGGGGTATTGCTCATTCGCGGGAGCGGCGTCAACGCGACCCGGTCTTTGCTTTCAAATTCAGGATCAGGTCCAGGTTGTACGTCGCGCTCAAAGGAAACGGTATTAAGAAACACAAGAAAACCGAGTATTTCTTAGGCTGCACGGTGTTGGAGGCCAAGGCTCACATTGAAAGGCAATTCGTGAACGGAATGTCCTTCGAGGACAGAAAGTCCTTCCACGTGGATCATGTAGTGCCAGTTGCCGCATTTGACCTTGCAGACCCAGAAGAGCAGCGGTGGGCTTTCAATTACCAGAATCTTCGACCGTTGACACCGAAGGAGAACATGGCGAAGCACGACAAACTCCCCTCGCCCCTTCCCTCTTGGCTCCCCGAGCACATTGCCGCTCGGATCATTGCTCGCTCACCACGGCCATTACAGCCGATTGATTTACCAGTTTGAATTTCCCGCCGAAGTCACGGTGAAGCTGTTGACCGCCGTGTTTTGCAACCAGGACGGTTTGGCCGACATGAAACTCGGGGAGATGATGCTTTCCATTTGGTGCAGCCGGCCAATGGCCCATGGCCCGGACGACGGCTTTGACCGGTGGATTGCCATATCCCTTGCCTTCGACGATGTGCAGGCCGCCGGGGGAAAGTTCCGGAGGCAGCATTTCAATGAGACACTGGCCGGTGAGCGGTCGAATCATGGATGTCGTACTCCTCAACGAATTGTTTCCAAGCCTCTTTCCAGTAGGCGGCAGGCTTACTCTTCGCCTTCCCGGAAACGAACTGTTTGATGATGTCCCTTGAGACTTCGGGGTGTCTCCTCTCAAGAAAGTCCTGGAATGCCCGATTGCTCATCAGCTAAACAAAATCCATAGGTCCTCAACCGCTTTGATCATTTTTTCCATTTCAATGTTCTTCGGAGAAGATGGGTCAAGATCTTCTCGGGTGAATTTCCAATTCCGGGCGCGGTGTTTATCTTGCAGGACATTGATCTGTTTCTCAATGTCGTTAGGAATTGGTTTATTTTTGAATTTACGTCGGTTCATTGATGCTTCCGATCAATCGCGTCCAATTCGTCTTCGACTTCCTGCGTGAACGACTTGGCAGCGCCGGCGGGTCCAGTGCCCCTCGGTGCTCCGCCTGGGGGTTCGGAGGCTTCGTACTCCTTCAGGGTGGTTTCGAGTTCGGTGATCCGCGCATTGGCTTTGTTGAGTCGAAGAGCCAAGCGATCGTGGTTTGCCGCCTTGTTGCGGATCTTCAGGTGAACGTTCAACGCTTCCTCGGGAGTTTTGGGGGCAGTCTCCGGTGTTGGAGCAAACATCTTGTCGGCAAGAGCAAATCCCTTTTGCAGCAGGGCGTTCTCTTCGGTTTCACCTTCAACAGGCGCAAACCATTTCGGATATTTCGTTGCCAGTGCCACGTTCTTTTCGTTCCAGAGCTTTATGCGGGCCTCGTGCTGCGCCTTTGTCTGAGCCTGCGCAACCTTGCCGTGTTCGAGAGATTCCTGCTGCGCTTTGGTCAGAGCCTTTTGCTGGGCAACGGCCAACTTACGAACTTCCTCGACGTGACGGATGACCCGGGCGGCGGAACGGCCAAACATCTCAGCCGCTTTATCGTCCATCTCGTTCAACGGGAGATTGGCAAGCTGGAGGAGGTCGTTTGACGTAGCCTGCCGCGTCTTGAACTTTGGTTCACCGGTCGTCTCCTCGACTCCATCAGGAACGCGCACGGTCAATTGTTCAAAATCTCCAACGGCGGCATTCCAAGCTTCCAGGTAAGGCTGCTTGAACTGCGTCTCGAATTCCTTGGAGCTTTCGTAATCTTTGAACCGAATAACGGATTCCAACTGGTCATTTCGCTTTTTGACCGTCTCCAGTTCCTTCAGGACGGGCGCGTTGTCCTCGGGCTTTCGTGATTCGAGTTCCTTGACCTTGTTTTCGGCTGTAGTGATCTTCCCGCGAAGTTCTTTTATGACCGGTTTCAGCGAGTCGTACGCCTTTCGCAACTCCGGGATGCGAGTCGGGCTTGGCTGATCCTCCGGCAAGACGGGAGCGTTTGCGTCCGGTTTCGGTTCTACGTCATCATCGGGCGGAAGATCATCACCTTCGGCTTTCGGCAGCTTGGGGGCGCCGGCGCCGGGTTTGGGAGGCGTAACCTTTGCCTTGGGCTCGGCTGCCGGCTTCCTGTCCGTGTCCAGTGCCTCAAGATCAGCGTCAACTTCAGCATTCCACTCTTCTTTGGTTTGCGGCGCGGCCGGTGCTCCTGCCGGCGGGGCGGGCGGCGCGGCCGGCGCGGCGGACGGGGCACTTGTTGCGGCTGGCGGTGGGGCGGCGGCGGCTGGCATAGTTTATTAGTGGTAGAGGCTCGGTTCTGCCTTTTTCTTTTCAGCGGACATGGGAAGGTGCAGTTCTTTCAAAATGGCAATGACGCGCATGGCGCCCATCATCTGCGAGTTTGCATCCAGCCCAACGTACGGGTCAGTCGGTCGATCAGGTCGGCTTGTCGGCAGCATTTGCTCCTGCAACGATAACAGCGAGTAATCGCAGGCCCGCATGAAATCCTCGGTCATGGAAATTTTCTCCATGCCGACTTTCCAGGTCGAACTGAGGAACATCTCTTTGGCGGAGAGGATCATAATGACTACCAAAACTTCACGTCTCTTGGGGTAGTTTAGGTTCAACCGATGGTGGTTGGCTCAAAACGGCATCAAGTGCTTTGCGTGTTTCAAACATTTCTGCTGTAGCAAGTGCGTACTCGACAGCTTGTTTTTCGCGCTCTTTTGACTCCCAAATTACGTTTAACATAGAAAGCGTTCTGTGGTGTTCGGAGGCGTGATGGGCTGCGATTGCGAGCCGTTCGATTTGTTGTTTTCTTGTTTCATTCATAGTGACAATGACTACCAAAACTTCACGTCCCGGTAATCCCTCGGTTTCTTCCTGGGCCTGCCCGGTTCCCGTTTCACGGACAACGGCCGGAATCTCATTCCCTTGCCGGGCCTGCCCTTGCCCTGGTGCGGTTTTGACATTGTTCCAGGCTTTGAAAACGCCGAATCCTTCTCAATCGACTTGGCGACGGCTGGGTCCATCGGAGGAGTCTCAAGCTTCTGTTCAGGGGTTGGATTTGTCGGATCGGTCATGTCCTAGACTTGGATGATAGACAGTTTCGTTTCACTGTTACGCAAGGCTGCGATCGATCCGGCCAGATTCTCCGCGTCATCGTCATCCTCGTACCGTTGGAGAGCAATACGCTTGAGTAGAGGTATCGAGCAACCGTCTTTCCGAATTTACTGAGGTTTTTTGGCCTGCTCACACTCGGATACAATCACTTTTTCCGGTGAGCGTCAAGAGGGTTCCGCCAGAGCATCGGCGGGCTCTGGCAGTGGTTTATCCGAGAAATGAATTCCCGCTTCTTCCGCTTCTTCGATCTCCTGAATGATCGCTGCAATCGACTCGACGTGTACCGTTACCGGCTCATCTTTCAAAGCGGCTACGTTCTCCAGAAGATGCTCCAGACATTCCTTTGGCGAGTCACCGATGCCCACAACGGCACCAATGCAGGTTTGACCGGGAGTGATTCCGATGCGATCGCCAAGGTTTACCGCGTTGTATAGTTTATACCACCTTCGAACAGAGTTGGGAATCTTGAGCGTCCGTCCCATGTGTTCGTCATTTCCGTTGTGCTCCATCATGGCCTCGCAAGCGAACTTGTGGGTGATGATGGGTTGCACCAAGTTGCCTTGCGCTCCCTCACTAATTATTTCAGTGACGTTGTCGTAAATTTCCATCTGCTCTTCGCCGGCTGGAGAGGGCATTCGGCAAGTCGGCTCCAAAATGATGGATTCTTCTGTCTCAATAATTTTAACTTCGTTGGAGTGGAAATTTCGGTAACGATCTCTTTTCAAGAGCGGAAGCAACATTTCGGTCGGGCCGGTGATTTGCTTTGGAATGTCATCCCAATTCTGAACGACTGCAAAGTACCCCTGATCCTTTTTTTCGTACCCCTGGACAGCCACGTCTGGGTGTTGACCGTCCACGATGTAAGTATCCAGGCCGCCTTCGAGTTTGGATTTGATAGATTTCTCGGAAATGAACCGAATCAGGTTTTGAAGGAATCCAAACTCAACGGCCATCTCGTCCAAGTCCTCGCGGCTGTCCTCAAAATTGGAATGGTGGAAGGTTTCTTTGTTGCCTCGAAACTGAGGGGTTATTTTGATCCAACGATCCTCGTTTTTACGGCAATGCTCCCGAAGCTCCTCCAGGCCATTGATAACGTCATAGTCCGCATGATTCATCCCGAGTTCTTCCTGAATCCTTTTGAACGCGATCTTGTTCAACTCCAGCTTTTCGCCCATGCGACTGCCCCAAACTGGAATTCCCAGCTTCTCGATGTGCAACTGCATTTCTGCGTGGTGAATGTCGGGGAACACAACACAATCCACCTTGCCGGCGTCGATCAGACCCCAGGGTTCGGACACTCGCTCGATCTCTCCAAACCCATCTCCAATCACGCGCTTGTTGATTTTGCTTTGACCGTCTTCCCAGGGAACACAGTAAAACACTTCGGCCGCGTCCCTGGCCAAGCGAAGAGCCAGTTCCAGAAAAAAGCCATGGTCGTAAACGAGAAAACGTACTTTTGAGATGTCGCTCATTGGGAAAATCTTGGTTCGTTCCAGATTTGAACGGCGTCTCGATGGGTCTTCGCTCTCACCAGTCTGCATCCGCCTTTGGAACAGGTAATGGAGAAACCTGATGTCAATTTATTGACGTTCGGACTTGCTCCGCAGCACGGGCACGGTTTGAGTTTGCTGGTTTCAGTCTTCGTCATTTTCGCAATCCTCGGGAGGATCGTCCTCTTCGTCCCATGCCCAGCCTTCCGGCATTATAGCAACTCCGGTTGTTGGACTTTGACGGTTCGGCGCTTCCTGTCACGTTTCAAGGTTTCGTGGACAGCTTTCGGATCGAACTTCAATTCCTTCGGCTTCGACAGTCCTCGGGCAATCTGCCATTTGCCGTTGATGCCGTCCTGCTCTTCGATGACTGGAATCATTCGATCAAAGATTTGAGCCGGTTGGTTACAAGTTCATGGTGCGTCTCCATGCCGCGCCGGCGGAGGTCTGCCTGCAACTCACGATCCTTCCGCTGCTCGCCAAGTTCAAATCCAACTTGTTTTTGAGCGGTGCGGGCTGCATGACTTTCCCTCATGTTCGACGCTTTCGCTTTGTCGATCAGCATTTTTCCGGCGAGCTTTTGCTGAGTCTCCGGGTCAGGACCGCCGGCGGCTCCGTTCTTGGCCTTCATCTGCTCCTGCAACCGTTGGTTGAAGCCTTTGATGAAGTTGTTCAGCTTGCCCAGGGCGTCCTGGTACTGTTTGACGCGCGGATGCTCGTCTTTGTCCTGGCCCATTTGCTTTATCATCTCCTCGATGTGCGCGGAGAGGTTGGACATGCCGCCGATTTCCTCCTGAGTCGCCATGTTTCCTTTTTTCTCCGCCTGTTGAACGAGGGCGGCCAAGTCCATGAGCCACGTGACGACGAAATCTTCGGGAACAGCGTCCCTCGGTTCTTTGTAGGGCAACCCGCGCAGGATACGAGGCGTTGCGTCCTGGGCATCGTGTGCGGACTTGGAAATATGCTTCTCGCCGGCGATCGGAGCCATCTCCTCCGCTGCGGCCGGGTCGTCCAGGACTTCCTCGATGAAGATATGATCGGCTTTCCGTTGCGCGTCCGGGATAAGGTTCTTTCGGATGCTCTGCAACGCATTGGCCTGGGCCATGGCAAGGGTTTTGTTCCCGGCGCCCAACACGCGCTCGGCGGTGATGTCCCAGCGTTCCACGTCCAGCATTTCCCCAGGAACACCGTCCTTCAAACACGCCGCCCGGAAGGCGCGCGCCATGCAATCCGGGCTGTTCCGAATACACAGGCGTCGGGCAATCTCCCGGTACTTGAATTCCTCGTAGGTGTACGCCAGTGTCATCATTCCGGACACCAGGGCGTTGACCTGATTGATTCTGGCCATCGTTTCCGTTGCGGTCATTTCTTTGCCGGCAGTGGCTCCTTTATCGAAATCCTGGGTGAAAGAGGCTGCACTTGACGCCATGAGCTTTTCGTTACGGTTAAAGCCCTGTTGCAGCAAAACCTCATTTGGGCTGTATCTTTCGGTTGCTTTCACGAATTCGATGCCCTGCGGGATTACGCCCATGTGAAAGAAATCGGCCTTTTTGAGCCGTAGCAAATCCGAATTTGAAGCCGCCCGGAATATCCACATAAGATCCGAAAACGTTGCCTCCATGGCCTTGCAATAAAGACGATTTTGCAAGTCGCACACGCCCCAGAGCATCCAGCCGAGGGACCGGACGGAGTGGTACTTGAACGGCGCCACGGCGGAGCAATCGCCAAAATTGCAGTGAAGGATCTCGGAAAGGCAGTTTGCGTACTTCCGCTTTCCCGAGGAGTAAATGAATGCGTCCTTATCTTTGTCCTTGTTCTTGGAGTCCGGCTTGCGGTTCGACTTTGCGAATTCTCCGGTCTGTTCGGCTTCCAAACCCCAATCCAAAAGCACCCGTCGATACCAACCCTTGCCGTCGTCCGCCTCCCGAAAGTACGTGTCCCAGACATCAATGGTCGGCACGGCGTCACTTCCCCAATAGCCTTTGTCCTGCTTTATCAACTCTTCGACCTTCTCCGGCATGTACTGGTAGGCGGTCGAGTTGGGCTGTTTTAATTGTTGCTCGGCAATGTATTTCAGACGGTCCTTGACCATGGCCGGGTTCCAACCGGGATCAACTTTTATCCCGTGCGTCATGTCGTAAAGCTGCGTCGGCGTCCATTCTTTGAAAACCGAGAACCATTCCAGATTCTCGAAATCGATGTCCGTTTCGGAGGCAATGAGAAGAGACGAAACCGGGAGCGGTACCGGTACCGGCGATCTCCTGTCCTTCCACGTCACTGCCCCGATGCCGTGCAACATGACGTTTGCGCCCGTCGCCCGGGACTGCTCCATCATCGGTTTGGAACGCTTCAGGAGCCGGTTGATGTGCTTCGTGATGGTGTTGCTCCACTCGCGTTTGTGGTTGGGCTGACCGCTATCGACTTGCACGGTGAAAAAGTTTCCGGATTTCAAGAAGCCCTGGCACCATTGCCTTCTCGCCTGAGCCAAAAGGTTTACGCCGGACAAATCGTTGCGGTTGATCTCTATGTTGTTCTCTTCTGCCTTGTCTTTTTCAAACGGAGGCGAACCGTTGTACAAAGAATTCAGAATCATGCGGTCGGTGCCCCGGGGTAAGTCCGCTATGCGAGCGTTCCACACGATCTGTTCCAAGAGCGATGCGTTATCGAATTTCAAAGTAGTCCTAAATCTTTGTTGGTTTTGGCAAACTCACCAAAGTTAGCAATGGCGGCGTTATCGTACGCCTTCGCTGCTTCAATCTCCGTGGCAAAATATCCCAATTTCACGAACACGCCATTTGCTTTGATGTACGCTTCCCACTTTCCTCTGGATTTGTAAAACGAAACTCCCTTGAACTTTGAACTGACGTTTTTTCGTTTTTTGGCATTTCCCATGTTCTGACTCTGGGTGCAGATACGCAAATTCACTCTCTGATTGTCCAGCGGATTTCCGTTTTTGTGATCTACGTAGTATGGTCTAGTGACTCCAAGGATGAATTGATGAAGGTACTGCCTTGTCACCTTTCCACTTGGAAGAACTCGACGCCTCACCGCGTAGCCTCGATCAGCACCTGATCCATTTACCGTATGACACCACTTGAACCGATTGACACTGTCAAAGTCCACGTCGTCCACGACTGAGAATTTGCCGCCTGTCAATGGAATCAGTTTCACAACCTGCTTTTACGCCCCCTTGCCGACGACTTCAAGCGTTTTTCCGGGAATGCTGAAAAAGGTCAACAACGTTCAGGGAGCTTCCTCTCAAATTCACTCTGTCTATGTTGTCGGGATAACCCAGAGAGAGTATTTGAGCGGGCAAGTGCTTCGTCAGTTCTGCGGCTGTGATCCAGTTTAAGGCCATAACGTCACCACTCCAAGCTTCCGAATCGAGTCAGCGGTTCGTCAACGAAGACGAATCTGTCCGGACAATTCTTGTGAATGCTCTCGATGAAATTGCCGTCGCAGATAGCTCCGAACCCATCCCAATCGTACCGACAATGCCCGAACACGGGAAGACTCCAAAACACTTGGCTGCCATCAACGCTTCCCGGGTGCATGTTCTCCGGGCAGGCTTGGAGCACTCCCCCGCCCGGCCTCACCTGGGAGAATACCACGGCTCCGCACGTTGGGTTTGAAGACACAGCCTCATGCAAGCGCCTAAACAAAGCCGGGTGCTCCTCCGTGTCATCGGAAGGGTTGAAGAACCACGCATCCTGCCCTTTGAGAACGTCCAACATTTCGTTGGTCTTCAAAATTCCCTTCGGGTCCGGTTCCGGACCTTGAATAAGAAGGTGCCATCGAAGCTCGAATGGGTGCGGCTCCATCTTTTCCATGTAAGCCGAAATAAGCTTCTCAATAAACCGGGGCCGGGAAGCGGCCATGAGGATGTGCAGGCGTGGTGCTTTCATTGTGCTCGATGAGGCTTTGATATTGTGGCTCCCGAGTTTTTGGAGCGTTCGTCATAAATTCCACCGTTCTGAGAGCTGCGGCCTTTCATAGTCCAGAACCGGAAAGTCAATTCCCAGTGACCCGATCCACATTTCTGCCAACATCCTGTCCGTTGCGTAATTGTTGGCGTTCGACGGCAGTTTTGGAAGTTTAATCAGATGCGATGCTTTCGCCCACCAGAAGTTGCCAGCAAAGAATCTGTGGCAACCGATGTTGCTCGGGATTTGACGATAAACGGGATCAACGAAATTTATTCCAACGGCGTCGAATCCCCGGTCCAAATCTTTTACGCACTGCCGCCACCTTACAACCGTTGCCTCGGTCATAACCCTTCGGTGATTTTTCTTCCCCTCATCTGTGGGAGCCGTGACGCCCTTTGCGTGGTGATAGAACACGTACCAATCTTCATGTCCTGGGAGCCATCGTTGAAGCTGGGAGAGGGTCGGGAGTTCGCTTTTTGAGCCTTCCGGGTGAACAATCAATTGGGCCTTGTCTGACAGGGCGGAGCGGGCAGCAAGAGCGGCCCAGGATGAAGCCGTCACGCCAACAATTATTTCAGAAGCGGCAACATCAAGGCGAGCGGCATAGAGGCAATTCATTTGCTCGCAAAGGAGTTCCAGAGCGTAATCCGTGTTGATCGGCGGCTCCCCGCCATCCAGACGAGTGTGGTAAAAGACGGCGATGTTCCTCATCGAAATGGAGAATCCGCCAGCCGCGCCCAAACGTTCCGGGTCGCTTGATCGGAGGCGGAGTAGGTGTCACAATGATTGCACCAGCAAAGGAGGTTCGATTGATCTCCTCGCATCAAAATGTTGTTCGGCGCGCGCCACTGTGTCGGGAGCCAGATGCCGTCCCACGTGACAAATCGGACCGGCAGCCCGCTTATCATGCAGGAACGCCAGAAAGCCCCCGGACCGTGTTCGAATTCATAGCGTGCGCCTTTATCTCGGACCGGGTGCGGCCACGCTTTCAGTGCTCTCGGGGGGATGCAAAACGCCGTGGTGTTCAAGTGCGCCCGGATGACGTGAGAGGCAAAGAAACCGTACATGCCCGGGCCGTGCTCCGCCCAGGCGTCCACCATTCGTTTGAGCCAGCCGGCGCGGTGGAAGTAAACGGACTCTCCCATGCAAACCATCATGTCATCGTTGGCACACGGTCCCCGGGCTGCGTCAATATACGCACTAATATCGTACCCCTCATCATTCGCCCTTGGAAAGTACGCACACCTTGGAATTGCTGAAAAGAGCAACCCGGGATACGTCGGGAGCGGTCCGCCGTTGCAGATGACTAGAGTTTCATGCTCCACGCCGGGCGGGTATTCCAGGTACGTAGCAACAAACCGAGACGCGAAATGCTCCGTGTTCACTCCATGAGTGACGCAGATGTAGCAGAGGACGATTTTCACTTCACGGAATAAATCCACGTCCTGCCCTCAAGCTTCCTGGTCAGGAATCCGAGCCGGCGAAGTTCGGCAAGCCGGTTGTTAATCGCCCCTACAACGACCGGTCCGAAAAGGACACGTTTATATCCTTCCGAGAGTACCTCTGTAGCCGATGCCCGTTTAAGGTGCCGAATTATTTTCAGCGTTCGGAACAGGTGGTCCGGCATGAATATCCACCCGCCCCAGCAATGCTGGCATGGAATCATGGGCGGTTCGTCTCGGAGTTTCAGAGAGCGTTTCATTCCCCGGTATGCTCACGGGTTCCGGTGAGGGTGTCAAGCCCTGATCCCGTTTTGCAATCCAGCAATGGGCCGGGAATTCCTTCAGCGTCTCGGGTTTCGTATGTTTCAGAATCAAGTCCATTGGGGTATGCACTTTGAGTTTCAGGGGGCAAAGGCACACGGCACAAACGCCCAGGTTCAAATCGCTGGTGGTGGTGAGCTTCATGGCGAAGAGCCGGGCGAGTCTCTTGCGGACCATTTCGGAAACCGGAGCGGTAAAGTATTTGGAAAGATTCTCGGGCTCGTTTTTCTTTTCCGGATTCTTTTCTTCGCCAACATTTCTGCATTTATTTGCGCAGATTGCCGCGCGTTGATTCGACAATTCCGAGGCGACGGGCGGTTGTCCGGATTCTTCCCACTCGAAAAGCAGCGCCACTCCCGAAGCCAGCTTTTTAATGCCCGCAACAGCCGCCTCCACCGGTGCCGGCAACGACCGGGGAGGCTGCGGAAAAGGCGCCGAGGCGGGGTCAGAGAGTGGAATGCCGAGGCGAAGCCGCGTGTACAGGTCAAGCTCGTTGGCCACGGTGTTGAAATCCATGGAGAGCTTGTACTTGAGAACTGCCGCTGGATTCTGCTGGCGATGTTTAATGATGAGGATGACGGTTTGATCGAACGTGGAACTGGTGGGAGTCGGCGCGGACCACCCGGTTGCCGATTGAAAATAGCTCCAACCTCCCGGCGGGAATTCATTACGTTTGAGTGTGCTCATAGATTCATCGATTACCGTGACGACAGTTCATGCTTTTGCATGAAACTCCTGTGTTTTGCAAGCTCGTTCTCCAGCCATTGCTCCTGCTCCGGCTCGACGTTCTTGTTCGGAAGTTTCTGAATTTGGAACCCAAGTCTTCGGGCGCCTTCCACGCAAATCGCCAGCCAGTCTCCAAGGTCAGGGCTTCGTCCCACCCTTTTTTTCATTACCTCCTTTGTTTCAACCGACGTACGGTTGTTTTTGAGCTTCTCCCAGATTCTCATGCACATTTCGTCCATGACTTCCTCCGGGAAATTCCTCATTTGCCGTGATTCAATGACATAACGGACCTGATACCATAGTTCGGAAACGAACCGGTCGTAATGTTCATTGCACCGTTTCAACCTTCGTTGCTGAGTTTCGGGATCGAACACGTAAAGATCCATGGAAACGATCCTGTTTGTCGGCGCGCCGCCAAATTCGACCGGGTTGCAGTCATTCGACCAAATCCTGCCCAGCGCGGTTCCGAGTGTGCCACGTCCGGTTGAATCGTGGAAAAAGTTCTCCGGGGGAATGTCGTGACTCGTGCAATACTCTTTCACCCAGATTGCGATTTGAGTCTCGGGGATATTCTCCGGGTCAACGATGATCGGGACGATTTGAGGCGGGCCAACGCTGATAACGACGTGACCGTCGATGTCCTTTCCAAATTCAATGTAGCCGCAGACGCAACGGTCCCCTCCGTAGCTGGCGTCCAGGCCGCAGACTTTGACCGTGTCTTCTCCTTCCCAAATGACTCCTTCCAACGCCCCAAATGTGCGGCACAGATCGCGGTTGATGACCCGGTAATCCATGGTGCCGATCTTCATTGAGCCGATGCACTGCGAATAGTATTCGATGGAATCCTTGGCGAAGAAGGAGAGCGTGTCGGCAATCTTTTCTTTGGAGATCAGATATTTGAAGCGAGTGGGTTCGTTCGGTGGAAAATCGAAATTGGGAGAGTCTGTGCCAATGAGATTGACGCAGGTGCCGTTCATAAAACGGGTCTTCCACACGTCGGTTTTCTTTGGCTCCAGGTGACCGGACCATCCATCGATCGGTTCAGCCGCTTTTCCAAGCGGATCCATCGGGTCTTGAGGATTGCCAATTACGATTGCCTTGAAATCTTCGTTTTTGTTGAGATTCGCAAAGGCGGAAAGAAAGCTTGGACCCATGACGGAAGCCTCGTCAGCAATGAGCCGGACCCGCTTTTGCTTTATGCCCTGCCACTTTGCGAGCCCGATGAATTTTCCGCCTTGAATGGTGGGGATACCGATGATTCCCTTGCGCATGTCACGGACGGAACGATCCGAGAAATCTCCGTCTTCGAGTCGATCCGTGGTTATGGCGATCCGGCTGTCCAGAATGTAGCCGGGGAGCCTGGGGCACCGTTCAATTGCCTTTTCCCAAAGCATCGTCATTTCTCCCCAAACACGAAGGCGAAGGCCGCGTATATCCGTAGAAGAAACGAGCACGCACGTCTCCTCCGGGAAACAGAAATACTCGCAAAGATAGATCCATGATGCCTCGTGCGTTTTGCCGGATGACCCAGGCCCCATGAGCACTGTGACTTTGTTTTTTAGGATCTCGTTTTTGCAGAGGGTGTGCCATCTCTGGCCGTTGTGGTCACCGTCAAGCTTCGGCCAAAGGATTCGCCGCATTCTCTCGTAATGGAACGGCAATCCCATTCCCCCCATTGTGTTCCGGACAAGAAATCTCCCTCCTCTTCGGATGCACTCCATTTCAATATCCAAGTCGTCCTTGGGATTGGTGAACGTGAGTCCGTAGCGTTTAACGATGGCCACGCCTTGAGGCTTATCTTGACTTCATCGGATTTTCAAGGGAATAGTCGTGACGTGGCGCACACCACTACAATTCAGGACGGTTCATGGGATTTTTCCGGCGGAGTCAACGGCAACGTGGTGACGACGCTGCAATCGACCATCAACCCGGACGGTTGCCCGAGAAACGTACTGCCGTGGCTGGTGAATGGAACCGTTCGCGGGGGAGGCATTCTTCCTAGGACCGGGTACATTCCAAACGGTCCGAACGGCGGACTTCTGGACAACACGGGAAATATCTTCCAGGGCTGGTTTTTGTACGTTCCGATCAATGACAGCCCGCCGTACCTGGTTGCTTCAGTTGGCGGTCATATTCTGAAATACGAAATCGACACGGGCATCGTCACCGATCTTTCCACGAACAACCAGACTTCTACGGTTCCAACGGCAGGGCCATGGACGATCACGTTGTTGAACACGAATGACAATTACTCAGTTGGGCTGGGCCTGTTCCTAAACATGGTCGGAGTGGGAGACACCTTTCAGGATTCCAACTATTATTACACCGGATCAATAGGGAGCTTTTCTCAATTCGTAGTTCCTCCAGTCGGGCAAACCGTAGTTGTCACATTGGGCGCGGCGTACACGGGAGCGGTTGGAGATTTGATTCGTTTGGTGCCCGCTGTCACTGTGGCCGGGAGCCCCCCCACAACGTATGACGACGTGTTTGAAGTGGTGGCTTTCGATCCCGCGTTTCAATCGAACACGCAAACGCTTCTCAATCCTCCGACCGTTCCCAAAGCCTTTTTCTGCCAGGGCGAACAATTCCTGGTGATTCAAGCCGGCGACGGAGTGACCTTGCCTCTGTTCTGGGACGGGAGCACGCTCCGAAGATCGAACGGACTCAATCCGCCCTACCCGATGACTCCCGAACTTCCGGCCGCAACATCGATGACATATTACATGGGCCGAATCTGGTACGCCCAAAACAGGCTTGTGTCCGCCGGCGACATTGTAAAGGGACCGAGCGGGACCGCCGCTTACAAGCTGACCGATTCAATTTTGAAGGTGACGGAAAACCCGCTGGCGATCGGCGGAGACGGTTTCACCGTGCCCAGCAATGCAGGCACCATTCAGGCTTTGGACTTTGAAGTCAACCTGGACGCTGAATTAGCACAAGGCAGGCTTTTGGCTTTTACCAGGAAGACGATTTACGCGCTTGCTGTTCCGGTGACGCGCGCCGAATGGATTGCAACGAATCAGAACAACGCTCCGAACTTCGTAGTTGCCAACATCGGCGGCACTTCATCGGATCGGTCCATCGTTTCTGTCAACTCGGACAAGTTTTTCCAATCACTCGAACCATCGATCCGGTCTTACGCCACGGCTCGTCAGTATTTCGGTCAGTGGGGCAACAAATCCGTGTCCAGCAATGAAGATCGAATTTTGAAATACAACAACCGGGGCTTGATGCAATTTGCCACCGGCATTGAATTCGAGAACCGGATGTACCAGGGCGTCTTGCCGATGCAAACGCTGGTGGGTGTCGTTCACCAAGCCATCATCTCCCTGGATTACGAGCCGATCTCTTCGCTGCAATCCACGATTGAAGACAACGTCTTGCCGGTGTGGGAAGGGCACTCGGAAGGGATCAACGTGCTTCAATTGTGCAGCGGCGACTTTGGAGGCCGGCCCAGGGCGTTTGCCGCGATCGTTTCCAAGGTGGACGGCAGCATCGATGTCTGGGAACTGACGGATTATTCGACTCGGGACGATGCGGACAACCGAATCACGGTGTCTCCTGAGTTTCCTTCGTTCACCTGGGGCAAGGAGTTTGAATTGAAAGAACTGCAAGCCATGGAAGTTTGGGTGGACAGCGTTTTTGGCGAAGTGGAAATGGATATTTACTACCGTCCAGACGCGGACCCCTGCTGGCATCTCTGGGCGCACACGAAATTTTGCGCGGCACGGAATTGTGAAGAAAGCATGGGGGTAAATTCACCGTGCGTTTACCCCGTGGCGTATGAGGACGGTTACAAGTTCCCGATTCTGTTCGGAATCCCGAAGGCTGTTTGCTCAAAGCTGATGCAACGACCCAGCAACCTCGGGTACCAGTTCCAGCCGAAGATCGTTGTTAAAGGCTGGTGCCGGATCAGGGGCATTATGCTCCATGCGGAACCGAAGGACAAACCGCTGTTTGAAGGTATGGTGTGTCGATGAACAATCCGTGCCCACAGACGTTGACGTGCCCTCCGGGTCTTGCCGGTCCGAACGACAATCCGGTGATGAACCTTTCATCGGAGGCGCCGGATGACCTGACGTACACGGCGATTGCTTTTCCTTCGTGGAACCCCTTGGATCCGCTCAGTCCTTCCGATCCGGCGTTCACGGCGCCGGGCTGCATTTCCGAATGCACGTCAGCTGTGTCCCAGGCAGATGCCGACTTGTGCGCAGCAAACGAGGCGTTCCTGTGTGCAAATCCGACGAACCCGGTTTTTTACAACGAAGCGGCGTCTTGCAGCGTCAGTTGTCCCGACGGACAGACGTTCACGGCGATTGTTGCAGCAGGAAAGTATGTTGCCGGTTCTCAGGGCGCGGCAAATGAACTGGCTCACAATGCGGCGTGCGCCCAGGCCAATGCGGAGAAGACGTGTCCATCGTCTCCGCCGAGTCCACCGGTCACACCCGGAATGTGCGTCATCGTCACGTCCAGCCCGTTGCCTGATGCGACTGTGGGGACGCCGTACACGTTCGGGATTGCTTTTGCGGGCACCATCACTGAACCGCTGACATGGCTCATTATTTCCGGAGCCCTTCCAGATGGGCTCACTCTTGATTCAGGATCAGGAACAATCTCCGGAACGCCGACGGTTGTAGCCGCGTTCTCTTTTACGGTACAACTCGAAAATCCAACGAACTATTGTCAGCAGGCTTTCGTCCTCACGGTGGACGAGCCTTGCATCACCGATAATTCAGCGTTGCCAGGAGACACCGTTGGAACTCCTTACGACTACACTCTGACTCCAGACCCGAGTGTCATTCCCGACCCGGGTTACGTTCTTCTTTGGAGCATCGGCACGGGAGCCCTTCCCGATGGATTGTCACTGAACACATCGACTGGAGAGATTACAGGGACTCCAACGAATCCAGGGACATTCACATTCCAGGTTTGCCTTGGACAACAACAAGGCGGCGGAGGACCATCGTGAGCCAAGGTATTCCATGCTGCAAAACGTTCACGATCGCAATTGGTTGTGTTTTAGATTGCGGGGCAGCACCACAAAATCCAGCGGACTTGGTTTGGACTGTTGTTCCGACCGGCAATACTGGCAATGGGACTTGGTCAGCTTCGGCTTCCGGTGCATCCGGAAGCTTTTCCATGACGGGCAGCAGCCCGGGCGGGTATGCTGATCCTGGTGCTTCTTCAGACGGATATATTTCATGCCCGGTCTGCAACTCGGGACCGGCTAAAACTTTCAGGTTCTCATTTTCGGTAAACTATGACGTGGAAGCACTGGCAAGTTTAGGAGACAGTGGAGTTTTTATTGTTGCCGGCACTGACGAACTTTCACCTGTGATCTGGTACGTATTTTTGGGTGGTCCTCCACCTCAGTCGGGAAGTACGGTGGTTGTTTATGACGTGTCCATTCCCGCCTGCACAAATCCTACTACAATTGTCTTTCGCCTTCATGCAGGAGAGACTGGGTACACGGCTGGCCCGAACAGTTACAGCATGAACGGAACGTTTACGGTTGCAGTCCTGTGAAAAAAGCGTAGAAGGTGGAATATGCAACGTCTCACCCTTGGAAATGCCCGTCAAAGTTCGCTGCCGTCTAAAATCGGTTTGTGTGCAGAGGATATTTCCGGTGTGGCGAATGCGATCAACGAGGCCCAGGAGCGGCTTGCGCTTGACCCGTTCACTCCGGACGAAGGTTGGTGGGGCGGTTGGGCGAAGATGCAATTCACGGTTCAGGATCATCACGGTCACGCCTACGTCACCGCTCCCCGGGACGTGGCGCGGCTCATCGTTATGGACATCGGACACAGACCAACAATGATCCGAAACGGTTTTTACGAATATCTTCAATTCGGAACCGGGCTCCAGCCAAAGCCGTGCGGGCACCCTTCGCACCTGGATTGCACGTGTCACCGGGAACGGCAGGCTTATGAACGCGACAACGTCTTTACGCTCTCCGATTTGCTGCCGACTCCTCAAACGATCCGAGTGTATCCGGTCAATCCGACCGACGTGGGCAAGCGAATCCTCATTCAAGGTGCGGATCAAAACGGTCAAACTATTACGAGCACGGACAGCCGGACGCAACAGACGACGCTTGGTGAATACTTGATCTTGCAGGTGCCTTTTGTCGATTCGATCAATCAGTTTTCTTCCATCACGGGAATTCTCAAGGACATCATGCTCGGGCCGGTCACTATCTTTCAGGTTGATCCCGTGACCGGGAATCAGGTTTCTCTTTCCTCGATGGAACCGCAGGAAGGTGCCGCAAATTATCGTCGATACTTTTTGGACGGGTTGCCCAGAGATTGTTGCAGCGGACCGCCGGGGAGAATTCAAGTCAGCGCGCAAGCTCGGTTGGAATTGATCCCGGTCGTTTCCGACCCAGACTACCTTTTCATCCAGTCAATCCAGGCATTGATCGAAGAAGTGCAGAGTGCGAGGTTTTCTTCAATGGACACGAAATCCTCGGAAGGACTTGCGGCGAGTCATCACACCAGGGCTTTGCAGTTTCTCTGTGGACAGCTCGACCTTCATCAAGGGAAAGTAAACACGGCGGTCCGGGTAAGCATTTTCGGGAGTCAGCCGCTCAAATATCAGCCGATATGACAGTATGTTTCCAGGTTGTACCATAACAGATTCTTCTCAGCGTAAAAACGCTGATTCCGAATTTGGCGGCAAGCCATGCTTGATTCTTTGCCCACTTCTTGTAGAGAGATTTCATTTCCAGAACTTGCTTCGTGGTCAATTTGGACATGCCATGGTTTTCGCCTTGATTCATCCTTCCTTTTCTCGCTGCGTCCTGCATATTTTCAAGACCATTTCCCAGCCAAAGGTGGTCTGGGTTCACGCACGGCGGGTTGTCGCAGCGATGAAGAACCCACAGGCCTTTCGGGATAGGGCCACGGTTGATGATCCAACTTGCTCGATTCGCTCTGATGATTCTTTTCCCGGTACTTCCAATTACTCCGTAACCCCACTCTTTTTTTGCGCCCGTCCACAGCCAGCATCCGTCGGTCTTGTTGACCTTGGACCAAAAGCGTTCTGCGAACGTTTCACTGAGTCCTTGCGAGGCGAGATATTCGGGTGTAATTTCGGGTTGCATGACAAGTTCGTTTTGTTGTGCCGCGCTCTCGGTTGTACCAGCAACGCGAGGGCATTTCGATTTCTGAGGGTAGCAAATCCCTCGATATTGTCAATGCAACCAATCTGAAATATGGCATCAAATTTTGGTCCCAGCACGGCTACTACGTATAGCAATCCTTCGAACATTTCGACCACGCCGGATTGGACGCAGACGTACGGGGCGGCGGGCGCGGGATCACTTCCGAACTATTCGGGCATCGCCCAGCCCAGCACGTTTACTGCGGGCATTCAGCCTGGCGTGAGCCTTCCTGCAACGTCGCAAGCCGTGACAGGGGCAAACATCTCCAGCCAGCAGGCGGCGAATGCCGCCAGAATTCCCGGTGAAACGGGTTTGGAGACGCAGAGTTCATCGAACATTGGCCAGGAATTGCAGGGGCAACTTCCTGCGGACGTGATGAACCAGCTTGCGCAACAGGCGGCGGAGGCCGGTATCGGCGGCAGCAGCAGCCCGGCTGCATATCTCAAGGCTCTTGGTTTGACGAGCCTGTCTCAAGAGAACCAAGGACAAACGGATTTGACCGCAGCGACGGCGAGAAATCCTGGAGCACAGCCCTTTGACGCCTCTTCGATGTTGTTGACCCCGGCGCAGGCCGGACAGATGAATTTGCAGCAACAGGGACAGCAGTTGACGCAGGCGGGGCAGCAGGGACAACAAGGCGGTGGTTACGGAGCGGCGCCGTATTACGCTCCGAATTATGGTTCAACGGCCGGGACGGGGACTTCGCCGATGTACGGCGTTGAACCGGCAGAAAGTGCGATCGGTCAAACGATGCAGACGGGGAATTCCTACGTTCCGAATCAAACAGCCATAAATTCGCTGTACGGTTCGATTCCCAGCCAAAATATGTACGGCGGTTCGGGAGGATTTGGCACTTCCGGGTTGGACCCTTACACACAACAACAGATAGCTCTTGGTCAGACTCAACCAGGTCCGTGATAATTTATGCCAGGCGAAGACCAAGACCAAAGCCAAGTTGTAGTCGCTCCTCCGCAGACATCAGGGACGACGTACATGGGGTCGGCAAATGATCCCAGGGCGTCTTTACAGCCCGGAATGTACGGTCCGAACGCGATGGCGGCCTCCCGTTATTTCGCCGCGCACCGTCCCGGTGATACTCAGGCCGCGATGACCCAGGCTGGTCTTGCGGGAGACATCAACGCCCCAGCCGAGCAACAGGAAGCTGCAATCCAGGCGGCAGTTAAGTTTCAGGGGCAGAGCGGTTACAACCGGGATATTTCCGGAGGAATGCCCGCCGCTCAAGCCTTGGCGAAATGGGGGCCGATGTTGTTCGCTCCCGGAAGTCCCGGGGCAATGTCAGCGATGAAGATGCAGCAGCCTCAGTATCGGAATGTGCCTGGAGTTGGTCTTGTCCAAATCGGTCCCGGGGGTCAGCCGAAAGTTGTCATGCCGTCAAAACAGGCAGCGGACACCGAAACGGTCACGGAGAAATATCCGGCGAAAGAGGGAACGCCTGCTGTTCAAGCGTCAAAAGGATTTTTTGGTCTTGGAGCACATCCAGCAGTGCCAGAGGTTCCGGCTGTGCCCGAGCACACCGTTACTCGAAAACAGCCAAGGATTACTCCTCCGAGTGGTGCGGGAGGCTCCATGGCTGGTCGTGTCAAAGTCAAAGACCGTGACGGCAAGACCGGGACAATTCCCGCTGACCAGGTTGACGCGGCCAAGGCTGCGGGGTACACCATTGTTCAGTAATGCCCGACACGATTGATTTTGTAGCCGACACAACTGCTCCCGCCATCGACTTCCAAGCCGATGCAGCGCCTCCGGCACTCAACATCTCAAAACTCCAAACCGGTCCCGTCTTTCAACCCAGCCAGTTCAGCAGCGGGCAGGCAGCCATTGCACCTCCTTCCGTGAATCCGGATTGGGCTTTTACGCAGGCGACGACTGCGCCCGTTGCGAGAGGAATTCAGAGCGGTATAAACATGGCTCGCGTGTTGGCACCTTCTGTAAAGGCAGGGCTTGGAGTCGCCGTGGATCAGGCGGGGGCACCGGCTCGTGAATCGTTGGCACTCCTTGATCCAGTTGCAAAGCCGGTGGGACAGGTATTGGATCGCGCTGGAAACATTTTGGTTGCGGCACCATCCGATGTTGGAGCGTACCTGGGAAACCCGAAATCGGGGTTCAGAGGGGAAAACCTGATGGCGGCGGCGGAAGACAGGCCATTGCCTGCCGAACAGACTTTCAAGGAATCTCCGGCTGCAATGCGGATTCCAGCCGAAGCTGCCGCTGGAATTGCGCGGAGTGTTCCGAGACTTGGAGCGGCGGCGGCAAATCCAGCACTCGCTCCAATCGCTTTCGGCGCAACATCACAAGGATTCGATGTAAAACAAGCCGTGCTGGCTGAGGCGCTTCCCTACATCGGAACAAAGGGGGGAAAATTCACGGAATTCTTGGCTCAAAAACTTGGTATCAGCAGCGATAGGGCATTGATGATGATTAACAAGGCTGGCGGTGCGACTGCCGCTGCCGGACTCGTGACCGCAGATCAAGCCAGACAAATTTCAAAACTACCCGAAGGCCAGAAAAGGGATGCCTGGTTCGGTCTGGTTGGAAACGTCCTTGGCATACTCCCATTGAGTGTAATGGGTGAACGGGAAAAACCATCAACCGAAAAAGAACCCGCTGCCGCTCCCGCCGACAAGCCCGCTGCTGCCGAAGAACCTCTTACTGCGGAGAAAGTCCTCTCGAAACCGCCTGGATCTCATTCCGCAGCAGACATTGCCTCGATGTCGCAGACTGAGTTTAGAAAGTTGATAGAAGCCAAAGATGAATCCGGCAAAACGAAATACACTCTGACTGGCGATGCGACTCTTTGGGCGATGAAACAAACCCGCGATGTTTTGCCCGAACTTGTAAAGCTTCGAGATGCCGCTGTGAAGGACACCCTCGCCTCTTTGAAACGGGGCGAGGAGACACATCTGGACAAATCGCAATGGTTTGCTGATGCCATTCACGCAATTGAGCGAGACGATGTTGGAAAACAAAATGTTGAGAAGTTTTCCAGTCCTGAGATGCAGAAAGCGATGGGAATAACTGCTGCGCCCGCCTCCGCTCCCGCCGTGGAAGCCAAGCCCGCCGAGGGTGAGCCCGTTGCCGCAGGCGAAGCAAAGCAATGGCGGGTCAATGTGAATACAGCCACGCAAAAGAACGTGGTGAAAACCGTCACGGCAAACACCCTCTCCGAAGCTGAGTCAGCCGCTGCAAAAATTGAAGGTGTCACTTTTGTTCAGAAAGGAACCGCCAGACCATTGGAAGTGGAGCAACCCACTTCCCCCGCAGCCGCGCCTGCACAGCCCGCCATGGTCGGCATGGGCGCTGCCGCCTCGGGGGAAGTTCCAGCAGCCGGAGACGCGAGCGTTACGGGACTTGCGGAGAGGGTCAGAGGGCAGAGAGAAGCGTCCGGTCAAACGGCTCCGACACAGCCCGGTCAGGGAATTTCCCCGGAAGCATCCGTTGAACGCGGCAGGGCGCTTCTTCCGAATTCGGACCCTGAAAGGATCATGGCCGGTTTTGATCAGACGGGCAGATTCTCAGCCGATGACGTTGCTGTTGCCCGCGCCAGGACCGAACAGCTTGCCCAGGCCACCAATCGGGCAGAGGAAAGGTTCGGAACGGATTCTCCTGAATTCAGAGCCGCGTTCAAAGCTGAGTCCGATTGGTCGGCGCGCACCAAGAAGATGCAGACGGAGTGGGCCAAGAGCGGCGCGGCGCAGCAGGGCGAAGTGGACGTTGACACCGGAACTTTTTCAGGGCTTGCAAGGGCTTTCAAGAGTGACACGGGAAAGGACTTCACCCCGGCGCAGGCGGGCACGGCGAAGAAGATTTCAAAAAATGTGAAGGTTGCAGCCGGTGCCGCCGAAGTTGCGAGGAAGAATCTTTACGACCAGTTGGACCTTGAACTTGGCAAAGTGGACGTTCCGGTACCGAAAGACCTGGACGAAGCGCGGATGCAATTTGCCAAGTATCAATCCGGTACCGGATTCACTCCTCAGCAGGTGAAGACCCTGTGGAATGTGGCGAGGAAGTTTTATCTGGATCGTGGTGTCACGGATTTTGACGACATCCGAAACGGGCTGGCAACGGATTTCGGGATGAAAGTCCAGGACGTGACCCGAGCTCTTGGACAATCCAAAGGGACACGTCGTTTAACCGATGACATGTGGAAAAAGCAGCAATCAGCCCGCCGTCTGGATCAGCAGGCAAAACGCTGGCTGACGCAAACGGCTTTGCCAAAGTATCGACGGGCGATGGAGTCAGTCCCGAGAATTCTTTTCGGATTGAAAGTGGGCTTTCACGGAACGGTTGCGCTGGGGACGCACGCTCCTGCTGTGGCTTTTCAACCCCGATTTTGGAACACCTACGTCCGGGACTTTGGGAAGATGTATCACATGGTGGCCAGCCCGGCGTATTACGAAATGCAGGTTCAAGACCTGATGCGGCGACAGAACTACACGACCGCGCGCCGCGCCGGGTTGGTGAACGATCCGTTCCAGTATGAGGATTACAACAGCCCGAAGGTGGCGGAATACTTTGGACCGATCACGGGCATGGGAAACCGGGGATACGCGGTGCTCAAGATTCTTCGGCAGGACATGTTCGATCAGCATTGGAACAACCTTCCTGATAGCGCCCGCACGCCGGAAGTGGCCAAAGCGATTGCGGACGGGCTAAATCATGCAACGGGCGTGGTGAAGGGGAATGCACCGAAGGGAGCGAACATCGCTTTATTCGCGCCCAGGCTGGAGGCATCCCGGGTGGCGTGGTTAACGGTTGATCCGGTGAAAGCGGCGAACACTTTCGCCCGTTGGAAAACGGCGACACCCGCCGAAAAATACTTCGCCATCAATCAGGTCAAAGAAAAAGCCTGGGTTCTTGGAACGATGACCAGCATCCTTGCCTTGAACCAGGGATTTTTGATGGCAACGGGCAGCAAACAGAAGATCAATTTCGCCAATCCGATGAAAAGCGACTGGATGAAATTCAAGGCGGCGGGCATGGACCTTTCCTACGGGAACGCGATGCTTTCAATGGCTCGTCTTCCGGTCCGGCTTTATCAAATTCGTGAGAGCACGGGAGGCAAGTTGAGAAATCTCATTTATCCGGACGAAGACACCTACAGCGTCCTCGGTCAATACGGACGAAGCCAGTTGAGTCCGTTTGCAAGTCTTGCCACCGAGTTGTGGCTCAAGGGCGATTGGGAAAACAGGCCGTTGCCGGATTCAACCCGACCGGTTCCGAAGCGGTTGCGAGCCCAGGGAGTGAAGCCGTACACGTGGCCAGAATTCTGGGCTGAACAATTGTCACCGATTCCGGCTGAGGAAGCCATGCGCGATGTTTGGAAGAACGGGTTGGGAATGACTCCGGAGCAAATCGCCTCAGCGAGCAAAGCCATGGCAACCCTTGCGGTCATGTCCGGAACCGGCGCTCGTTTGACAGATGATGTTCAGCCAACAAAATGAAGTGAACAAAAGGAAAGATCATGCCAGCACAATACTTGGCCATTAAGGCCAGTCTGAAAAAAAGCGGAAAATCCGACAAGGAAGCCAAGAGGATTGCCGCCGCCACCTACAACAAGCAGCATCCGGGTCACCCGATGCACGGGCATCGGCGAAAGAAGAGAACCGTGCCCAAAACGGATTCTCAC